TTTAAAACAAGTCTGGGATGCATTCTGGGCCAAGCCTTGGGGCGGAGTTGACGTAGAAGAGTATGATGTGCTAGAATGGCTGGTTGCCCAAGAACTAGTAACCGAGTGGGAAGAGGAGGAAGATAATGGATAAATTACATAAACAAATTGCCAAAGGTTTTGGACATGCTGATGTATCACCTGCGGCTATGGCATATAAAATGTTACATGAATCTAGGTATGTTAATGAATCGGTCCTACAATATGCTGTTAATTATATTATATTAATGGCAACACATCCAGTAATCCCGCTTCATTTAGAAGAAGTTCATAATCAATGCAAAGTTCTTTATACATCCCTGCAGGAGTTGGGCCTGACGGGAACTGTAGGTAGAGTTCAGGAGCCCCGTAACGAATATCTACAGGTATAACATATAGGCTGCTACACTAAAGCCATAGAAGCCTCCACGAGTTGGGTCGTGGGGGCTTCTTTCTTTTTATTCCATATGTCCGATTTGTCCTATTTTGCGTGCCACGCCATTTTTCCATTTTTGACATTACGAACGGATCAAAAAATCTCCCGAAGTTGGGCGGGAGATCCTAGAAGATCTAATTTTTATTAGACATATCCAATATAGCTAGAATAGACATTACGAACTGATCCAAAATTCTCTGGAAGTTGTGTGAAATGATCTTATAAATGTATTTTTATTTGGACTATTATAATTTGTGATCAAATTCACACAGTATTGTATCAAAATGTGAGATATATTGTACAAAATAGATCAAAATTGTCCAAAATATGGCCAAAAATCCGCTATTTTTATATGTGATATTTATCATATGGCCAAAATTTGACATTACTATGGGCAATATGTTATGCTCTATAACTTGTAACAATCTCTATCTAAATATAAACTGATATTAATATCATATGGTGAGATATTATTCTCCACTTTGCTCCACATTACTCCACAATATGCCACATAAAATGGGCGGGATTTAGGAGATACGAGCGTAGCGAGTATATCTTTTAGAGCTTAAATGTCTCTCCACAATATTCACATATGAGTCTTTGACCTTCTAGTGTGAGTTTGTGTTTACATTCTGGCTCTATACTCTTCAAGTGATGCTTATCTACCATTTAGGGCTTATATCCATATTGTCTGACATATGGATGCTCTAGTTCTAGTTCTATTTGATTGGCATATAGGCTATATCCATTGTATTTACTATTCTCATATGCTGATTCAAATCTATCTGTCTTATATGTACTAGACTCATAATGCATATCCTTGGACTCCCCCGCCACATATACAGCACTATCTGTAACTGGTCTAACACTCCAAATTGATGGATTTATACCATTACGAAGGGCAGAATTTTCATCCTTGATAGATTTGATCTGAGCCTGTAAAGCTTCATTTTCTGCATTGAGTTTGCCCACTTCCATTTGTAGCCAAGTATAATGGGCAGAATGATGCTGTTTTGAACCTTGAGCCAAATCTAATGCCCGCTTATAATCCATTGATGTTCTAAATGAGTCTGTAAGCTTACTCTCATAGAAATTGATTCCAAATAGGCAGATAAGTGTATATCCCCCTATGATTATAGTAAACCAAGTTACTGTGATATTCATCCCCATGCCCCGCCTTTTCCTGTTGATCCAAATCCACCATTGCCACGTTCCGTGGCATCCAGTTCATCTACTGGGTCAAAGAATGCTCCTTCAACCTTTTGAATAACCAATTGGGCGATTCTCTCGCCACGCTCTATATTATACACTTCTTTGCTGTGATTGATGAGGATAACCTTGATTTCTCCCCGATACCCCGCATCTACTGTGCCTGGTGTGTTAAGCACGGTGATACCGTGCTTGGCTGCAAGGCCAGATCTAGGATGAATTAATCCTACATAGCCAAGTGGAATTGCAAGTGCGATACCTGTTGGTACAAGTTTAAATTCCCCTGGTAATAGTGTCATTGCATATGCTGCACATAAGTCAGCTCCCGCATCTCCTACTTTTGCATAGGCGGGGAGTTTGGCGTCACTATTTAGTCTGAGTGTCTTGATTTGCATCTTGCTTTTTCGCATTTCGTATATATTCTTGCATAAACTTAAATGTTCCGACTAAATTATTAAAATCTTTAAGTTCTGTGGATCTTTTGACACGCTTTTTATTCTTAGCGTCACGCTTTAATCCTCTTTGTGAAACTGCCTTGTTATTCTTCTTCATTCTGGGTTATATCCTCCACCCTTATATGGGCCTAAGAAGGCCTGCATGAAGATATTGAAATCTTCATCTGATACTCCCGCTTGCGGGAAATCAATTACATTGTCTTCCTGTTTTTCGCTCAATTACTTCTCGCTCTTTAATTGCACACTATCTAATAGTATAACTTCACGGTGTGATACATATCCACCATTTGTGTCTAAGTTATTCTTTGCGGTCTCTTCGTCCTTTGCCAATACCTGAATAATCATTTCAACCTTATAGGTAAAGCATTGTGTTGCATCTTTCTTTGGTAGTTCAGTAATCTTTCTCATAATCCCGTTTCCTGTTAGTTGTTTGTGGTGATGTGTGGGGCAGAGAACACGGTACTTTGGACCAGTACCCCCCACACATTCTTACCTGCCTACGACCATTTGTGTTTAGAAGGGTGTATCCCCTGTGGCGTTCCAAGTTGAATCGCCATCCCAGCTAGTGCCAGAATCCTTTTCAATTGAGCTAATATCTAGAGCAACGCTATCTGCTTTGACCTCTACGACTGAACGCTTATTGCCGTCCTTGTCCTCAAATAGACGCTCTCGCATCTTACCCATGACCATTACGCCTGAGCCTTTCTTGAGGTGCTTGCTGAGCTTATCAGCCTTTTCTCCCCAGACTTCAATATTCCAGCCTGAAGTATCCTTGTTGGACCAATTACCGCTTTGATCCTTTACCCAATCATTGGTAATTACTCGGAATTTGAGTAATGAACCTGTTGATAGTTTCTTTAGTTCTGGCTGTGAAGCCAAGTTGCCTTTCAGAGTAATCTCTGGATTTGGCATGTATTTCTCCTTTTCTCGTATCCACTTTCGTGGGGTTAGTTATCGTAATCAAGTCCTTGCGGGCTTGAATCTTATTGTAGCATGCCACATTGGAATCTGTCAAGGGTTTCCAAAATCATTATCCCATTTATCCCAATATGCTTTGCCTTCTGCATCATAATCTGATCCAAGTTTATCTAACACTTTTTGTGTTTTTGGATCATCCAATACTTTTTTAAATCCTTCATTTACTAGAGCATCAGCAAATGTTCCTGTTACTGGTTCTACTGCTTTCCCGCCCTCATACCAAATATGAATAGTTCCTTTAAAGTCTTTAGCTTTTTCAAATGCCCGCTTTTCTGCATCATCAAAATCATTGCCAGATCCAAGATATGTTCTTTTGCCCGACTTAATTTCATATCTCCACATATCGTAGAGTTTAAAAATTCTAATATTTACTTCCTGATTTTCGCTCATTCTTCTTCCAATTGTGCATCAATATCTTCTGTAAAATTTAGTTCTCCTATTGACCAGAAGGTTCCCCATCTGTAGTACAGAGACATTAGTGGTCTTGCCATTAGTTCACAAAGATTGCCTATCTTGTTTAAGATCCAGTTGCTGCTGTGGTTTACTCGCTTTGGGTTCTCCCAGTCATATTTCATTCGTATTGGTCCACTATCTCTATGCATTTATTGACCCATAAACGGGCTATAAGGGAGTCTACGAGCCCGCCGTCAGTCTTTGTGACCAATCCTACCATACGGTTTATAAGCTCTTGTTTCTCCTCGTTAGTCAATTTTTACTCCGTTAATGGTGTAATGTTCTGATTGATATCCTGCGTTGAGTTTCTTTAATTCTTTTCTGATTGCCCGCCACATAAACCATTTGATAACATGCAGTCCATCGTTGCCAGTTCTGAAATAACGTTTACTCTTACTATCCCATTTTTCAATATACCAAAACTTTTCATACTTTGGGTATTGACCGTGACCGCCTCCTGGCTCTACTACAACACGATATAATGGTTTTTCTTTCTTAGGCATTATTTATGCTCCTTTACCCTCTTGCTCTATCAGCACATTTTTTGATCCACAATAATGCAAAAACTGCAGTATTGACACTGCTTTCTTCCATCAATGCCTCAATATCTTTGGCTATTTGTTGACGTAGTTGGTATTCAGGTACAAATCTAACTGGTTTTCCATTGTCCCAGCCATCAACTGCAATTATCCCACGACCTGAACTGTCATAAACTGGATTTAAATTACTCATACCAATCTCCTAAATGACTTAAAAACTTACCACAATCATCACAAGTTTCATCAGAATCCCCGCACTGCTCACATGTAATTCCGTCCCATGTTGTGTTTTCATGCTTGCATAATTCTTTTTCAATGGCTATTACAGACTCTTTGACTTTACCCCATATTGATGATCCATAGTTATTATTCATATATGAAACTAACTCTTTACCCGCCTCTGTTTTAATATCTTCTAATAGTTCATCGTGTGTCATGTCAACTCCTTCTCAATGACTTGGATAGTAGGGCATGGATAGTGGACAATATTTTCCAGGCCCGTAGTGCATTGCTGGCAGACACTTCTATTGTCCATAATATTAGGGTTGTATGACTCTCTGTGCCATTCCACTACTGCACGAAGGGCTTTCCATACTTGCTTATCTTCTTCATATTGGATTGCTTCATTTATGTCTGCCAGCAATTCATCGTGAGTCATCCTAATTCCTTCTCAATAATAGCAGTAAGTTCTTTTACAAGTTTATATCTAGCATTTCTTTCTTCATCTGCAAGAATAGTCATAGACATATGGCCTTTCCATCTTGATTCCCAATCCCGCCAACCTTTGAGATGTTCTAGCACTGCACGAAGGGCTGAGTAAGCAGCACCTGCTTCAGTATTATTTTCCCAAGATAGTTTTTCATTTATGTACTTTAACAATTCATCGGCATCTCTCCACCCTAGTTCACACATCTCATTAGCTAAAGTGTCTATTACTCCATAAGGATTTGGGTCTGTTCCTTCAATATAAACTACACCATCAGCATTGGCAATTTCATAATAATAAACACCAAGTGCAGGCTCACGCCATATTTTTAGTCTTAACTCATTCTGGGTCATCTAGCATCCTTTAGGGACGACGGCAAGAGCGTCATTCATCCCCACATATAAATAAATAAGATTGTGATTGTCGCACCATTTAGATAATCCAGAACCACCTGATGCGTTATTCATTACCTTAATCCAGTATTTTTCTCCAGCATAACTTGTCGCTATGCCTAGAGTTAATAAAATTGCTACTGCTATTGCTATCTTTTTCTTCATTACTTTACCTTTCGTAGTGGGTGGGTAGGCCAATAGTACAAACACTTGTCGCAACATGGCTTATTTAGTTTATGATCAACTGCCTTTGCATATTCTGCATAGTAAATAGGGTCTTTGCGATATAGATTAGCTCTATGTGTTGCTACAATACGACCAAGCTTTTCTTTGTCCCGCATCCAATCGGGTTGTGATTTACCCCAATAGGCACTGTGGTTAGCAACTAGGTCACGAACATTATCGTAATTCTTGTCAGTCTTGATACCACGAGACTTGGCTTCATCAATCATGCGATTGATATACTTTAGAAGCTCAAACTCATGACCTTCCCACATTAATACTGCTGGGTGGTTACGCCAAGCTTTGCCGTTGGTGGATAGAACTTTAAGGATTTGATATCCTTCTAGAATCTGCTTATTAAGACGCTTGCTGTCAAGATACATGGCTGAGTAGGTGTAATCACCTGAAGGAAGGAATGTTTGCATGACGTTAGTCTACCACGCACCACTGACATTAGTCAATAGTATCCCAATCTTCTATCGTATTTATTCCAAAATAAGTCCAGCCTTCTTCTCCATCAAATTCCCAGCTGACAACTCTGTATGTCGTTCCCCATTTTTCGTATGGGTAATTAATTATTTTATGTAAATTCCACCATATATGTCCAATTAGTTTTACATCTTCCCATCCATTATCTTCAGCAATATCTGATTGTCTTAATGCTTTGCCAAATGGATACATAGCTAAATGATTACACATATTTGCAAACCATCTTAATGGAATTATTTTAGTTTTATATATTGGTTCTGTTATCATTTGCGTGGCTCTTTCTTTGGTTCCCGCCCTTTTATAAAGTCTAGGACGGCGTTTACAGCATCTGTATAAGACTGCACATCATCTTTCATCCATAGAATATTTCCATCTGCATCAAATGATGAGCCACGGTATTTTTGATAAGTTAATTTATGATCTTCAAGTGCCTCTATAATTTCATCCCTTTCAAATTTACGGGATCTGGCACACATATTGCAAGGACATGGAACTTTATTTAAAGACTTATATTGAATTTGATCTCTAGGGTCACGCCAAGCATTTTCGGCTGCCTCTAAATCCATCTTATATCCTATCTATTATTTCTTATGCTTATTGGCGTTATGGTTCTTAAAAGACAAACCAATGATTACCAACATACTAACATACAACAAAAAGCATTCCATTACTCTTCCTCCTCATCTCTAAGGAGTCTAACATCTTCTTGCAAGTCCCGCACAATTTCATGGATTTCTTCTACCATCCAATTTGTTTCTTTAGATATAGATAAATCTTTACGGGCGATCTTTTTTTCTACATCTCCTTCACGGTTGCTTGAAGATAAAAGCAAGGCTGATAATACAATTGCCTCTAGGCTCAGAATCATGGTCAGAAGGCCGTATGGGAACGGTTCTACCTTAAATATAATCCAGCATGCCCACCAAATAGCGTGTGCTATAAGGAACCAAGGGCTGGCTGATATTTCTGCCGTCCAGTCTGACAGCTCTTCTATTCTTTTTTCAAAGTGAAGGAATAAATGTCTGACTTTAAGCAAGAATTTTTTCATGGTAAAACTATTATACCATTATCTTTATTTAATTAAGCTTCTTCTTCTCTGCTTCAAACATCATGTATTCGTTAAAATGCTCCATGAAGTTGTTGATTACAAAAATTGTATCGTCTACTGCGTGTTGCGTTGCTTGTTCAAGTTCTTCCTCTGTGAATCTATCGTTCAAAGCCCAGTTCTCTAGCAAATCTCTTGCTACTGACGTTGCGATATCTTCAAGCTGTTTCATTGATAGTGGTATGCTAGACATTACTTACTCTTTCTACTATAGTTCATAGGATTAATATGAAACATATTTCTAATTTTATTCTTTCTTTCATCTGAAAGCCATTTGTTTATATTAAAGGAATAAACTGTGATATAAATTGTTGATCCAAATATGAATCCCCATTGCTTTGTATTTATAGAGTAGATTACCCAAGCACATTCGTTTGCAATTCCTACTGCAAACCCGTACCATTTTTTCTTACCCGTCAAATAAATACCTATGACACCTAATACTGAAAGTGCCCATGATACCCACCAAGCCATTTATATCTCCTTTATTCTATTCTACCAAAAAGGGCGGGTTTATTCAACCCGCCCAATCGGTAAGTTATTTACTTAGTTGCTGAGAAGTGGTACTTCTTAGCCATAGCGTTGTACTTGGCAACAAGTGCTGCATACTTTGCTGCTGCAGAAATCTTATCAGCAGCGTGTGCTGCTTGCTCTGCAGTGAATGACTTTTGTACAGAATTAAATGAAGCCTGTACTGTAGCAGTTGCTGAATCAGATGCAGTCTTGTTTGATGCAATAGTTGCATTTGCAGTTGCAAGTTGTGCTTGCAGAGATGCAATAGTATTGCTTAGGCTAGACACCTGTGCTTGCAATGCTGAGATTGAAGCGTTTAGGTCTGATACAGTAAATGATGCTGCAGTTGACTTAACTGGGACTGGCAATCCTGTGACTGCTGAACCAATTGAAGTATCTGTAGCAACTGCTGTTACTGTACCTGCAGAAACTGCAGCCAAAGTAGCAGACTTTGAACCCAAAGTAAGGGTATTATCAGCAAGAACATTTGCTGCGGTTGATGTAACTAGGGACTTGGTTACACTAAGATCAGAGAATGTTGCTCCGATAAGTGTTACTGATACGGTTTCTCCACCAACTGCGTTTCCAAAAACGTCTGTTGCTGAAACAGAAATTGTTGGTGCAGTATTAATTGCGGCTGATGCTGGTACTGAAACTGCAACATTTGATGCTACTCCCGCTGTACCTTGAATGTAAATGATTGTTGAATATGCACCATTTGTAATGGTTACAGAGCCAACTGATGTGCTTGTTGTATAAGCATATTCTGTTACTGCTGTACCCTGTGAGGTTACAGAAGCAGATGTTACACCAGAAGCAGTGCTAACTGGTGCTAGTGTAGTGTTCAATGCTGATGCAAGCTTAACAGAACCTGTTGCAGTAAATGTTACTACAGTATTGGTATCTGCTGTTGCTGCAAGAGCAATAGAATGACCTGAATCAATTACGTTAGATGCAGGTACGGCCACTGTTGCTGGTGCTGCAGAAGTTGTTGTGTTTGCTGACCCAGCCACTGTTACCGCAAGCGGTGCTGCGTGTGCTGAAGCAGAGATGCCCACGATTGCAAGAGCTGCAGCGGTTGCAAGAGCGATCTTCTTATTTGTCTTCATAGTTTCCTATCTAGTTAGTATCCCTGTACAGGATAATGGCTGCGGATGCAGCCAATACTTTGATTATAACTTATTGTTATAGTTTTTGTCAAGCCTTCTTTGATTGTTTCTGTTGTTTTACAATATGGAATGGTCCAGATGTATAAATATCATTGTTAGCAGCAATTTCAAGAGCCTTCTCTATACTTGCCCCAGCGTACAACGCACCAATAGCGAATGGTGAGCCTGAGCCAACACCATAAATGCCGTCGCTATTCAGCATAACACTAAAATCATTTCCAATATCAAATACTTCTCCATCAAATGCAAATAGCATATTGAATCCAGAATCTTTGTCGTTTTGATCTTCTTTCCAACCATATTCCTCTAGACATTCTTTCATTGCAGGAATAAATTTAACAACCATAAAACGATAAAGATTTTCTCTTTCTTTTACTGTAGGAATTGGTGGAACAAATACATGTTGCAATATGTCGCATGGCTGCGAATCACCACTACCCGCAACTAGCCAACCATTATTTTTGGTAACTTTTTGCATAGATGGATGCATATTTGGACGTGCATTATCGGTAACTTGAGAGTCTGAACCAATAGTAACATTTCCATTTTTACATACTGCTACGATTGTTGTCACTTACCTAATTCCTCCAAGATAGCTTCGGCTGTACGGGATTCAATTCGTTCAACAATCTTCCCCTTTTGCATAAGAAAAATTTGGGGAATGCTTTTGATACCATAATATTCTACCGTATCTGAGGGTATCTTGTCAACATCAACCATATAATAGTTAGTTTCAGCGTCTATTACTGAGACTTTTCCATAATGTGGCTTTAATTGCTTACATGGATTACACCAAGCTGCTGTAAAATAAACTACACATTCATCTTCAGCCTGAAACTCTTTTACATCATCTGTAATCTTAAGCAATTAATTCCTCCGCTGTAATTGTATGTCCAAAATAACGTCTCTTTAATACACAATCTCTTACATATTCAGGTCCGTTTTGACGCCCCGCCAAGATAACAACCCAACGTGGCTCCATTTTCTCTTCAATGCAAGTAGCACACAAAAATAATGTGATACCTGGAATAAGAGATGATCTAGTAGGCTCAAGGCCTGCCTTTTGTTTATTACAAGAGTAACAATTCATTCGTTATCTTCTTCCGTTTCATCAATATATCCGACACCGATTTCATCTACAACAATATATTCATCGTTGGGGATTTCAATGGTGTATTTAATTCCGCCATCATAATATTCAATTAATGATGACCAAGCACCGTATTGGATAATAGTTCCGTAGATACCCTCATCTGGGATATATACAAACTCTATTGTTTCCTCATGATCTGACATTGCCTTGGATTCCCTCCAGCTCACATGGTGTCCCATAAGATTGAATTAATTGTCTTACCAATAATAGGTATTCCATCAATTGCATTCTTTGAGACTCGTTATACTCCATGACATTTTCTTCATACACAGTTAAAGCCAGATAATTAGGTCTTGCCCTAACATCCATTACTAAATTTTTTACGGGACATTTTATTTCCCGTATTTTTTTAGCCATTTCAACCGTGTATTTTATTTGTGCCATGAATCTTCTTTAACTTCTTCCATGTTTCAGGAGTTTTGTGTGAGTTATGTTGTTTATCTTGTCTGCCAAGATCCATGTAAACCCCGCCCCACACGCCTTTTTCTTTATTCTTAACGCCCTGTTCGTAACAAATCTTAATAACTGGACATGACAAACACATTTCATCAACTTGTTTTGCAGCTTCTTTGTCAGCTTCATACAAGTCATAGAACCAATCAAAGTCTGGTCTAGTTGTCATACCATTGCATACAGCAAGGTGATACCATTGAAGGTCTTCCTTGTCTATGCCTAAGAAATTAAACGAACTTGGCATACTTCTCGCTTATATCCCAAGTGCCGTTTGACTTCAAATCATAACGATTTGAATATCCCCACTTGCCGTTTCTATATAAACCATTTGGTTGCATAAAACCATTGTTGCTAGGGGACCACTTTACAATTGTAAAGCCATCCCAAAAGAAGCCTTGATCCTTATTCTTTTCAACAAACTTGTGTGCTGAATCGTAATCTAATGTTAACTTAGCCATTATTTTCTACTCCTAGTAGGTGTCGCCAATTGATAAATTGATATTTTTCGCTTAATGCATCTGTAACTTCTGTTGCATTTCCTTCATTATAAATTATAATTTGTCCGATTTCAAGTGGGATTGTATGTATCTTTCCTTCTTGATCCCGCTCACCTGGGCCAAGCTTTACAATTTCTCCACGCTTAAGTTCTGATTCTTGTGCGGTTGCAGCAATAACCAGACCAGATTTTGTGCGTTTATCTTGTTGTTCTATTTCTTTGACTAGAATTAGACCACCTAGTGGGTCAATATTTGTCATTCATTTCCTTTGTTAGTAGGTACATTAATACTATTGTATCAGTTTTATAGAGCTTGTGTCAAGCTTATTCTTTGATATTTCTGAACGGGATTTGATATGCTTCAAGCAACTTAATGCATTGTCTATTTCTTGGACAATCCCCGAATATGAGAGCAAAATCTGGCATAGATTCAATCATAGTGACATCAGAATATGATGTCCGATCTCTAACTAATTCTTCTTTGATCTTATAGCCTTTTTGTCTAAGGAATCTCTCGGTTTTTCCAATATATTCTGTTACCATATTTTCTGCACCCTGAAGACCTTTATGTACAAATACATATTCTTTATCATCTGGATAGAAGTGTTTACGGTCATCAATTAATACTGTAAGTTGGCGGATAACATCATTATAATCCCGCCAATTTTTGTCTCCAAAAACTAATACTCTCATCATTTCCTTTCTAAATACACAAGGACGGTTTCCCGTCCTTATGCACATATATACGTATATATAATTAACTTATGGCTTTAATGGTGCAAATGCTCCGCCCCAAAGGGACTTCTTCATTTCCGCCTTCTCGTCTTCGGCTGTTTCCTTAGCAGCTTCTTCCTTAGACTCTGGCTCATCTGCAGCTTTTTCAACTGTTTCTGTAACCTCATCATCTGTTGCTGACTTCTCAACCTTTGACTCATCGTCTGCAGCTGAATCAGCTGCACACTTGTGTGATACTGCCTGACCGCAATCTGGGCAAGTCATTCCAGCCTTATAGACACCTGCTCCACCTGTTGAAACATCTGGAACATTGTGTGCTGCTGCTGATGGAGAAACATCACCTTCTGGGCGAGTCTCTTGATCAACAATTGCTGGTGATGCTGCACGATCTGCGTTAGGCAAATCCTTTTGTACTGCAATAGATCCCTGTGGATCTGGCTCTGTTGTGTTTGACATTATTGTACCTCCTATCTGAGATTTTGTGTCTGTGTTAGCACTTTGTCTAACGTAGTTTTCAACGCTTCTTTCGTCACGCTCTTGGTCTACTGAAGAAGATGTACCGATTGCCTTTTCAAATGCATCCTTAACATCATCAATAAACTTTTTAACCTTCCAATCATCTGGAAGGATGTTTGTTGCTTCTAAGTCTTTTGCTCTTTGAATAATGTGAGCCTTAGCTTTAGCATAATTACTTGAGCGACCTACTGATTGGATTGCATTGTGCAAATCAGTTACATTCTCAATAGGAAAAGAACCATCTGGCATAGCGTGACCTGCTGATGCCATTTGCTTACGCTTTTCATCTGAAAATTCTCTTTTTTGTACAAAATCCATTTATCTTGACCCCGCCTCTGTTGTCGTGATATTTCCTCCAGCGTATTGTGGAGTGGTCATTGAAACATCACGCCCCGTGAAAGGGCTTCCGACATTCATTGAACCTGGGTTGTTTACACCTAGATCAGTCTTTGCATCTGATGCAAGACCTGCCTGTGGGCCTGCTGCCTCCGTTACTGGAGTTGCTGAAGCTGGTTGTTGTACGCCACCTTCTTTACCTTGTTGGTTGTTATCCATATTTAAATCACCACCTTATTTTATTAGTAAGTTTCTTCGTCAAAAGAATCCATATCAAATCCAGCTTGAATAAGAGCATTTCTACCTTCTTCAGATACTGCAATTTGAGCGTTTAGATCTTCGTCATAAGAGACTTCAATCAAACCTTTTTGATATAAATCAAGTAAAACTTGGTCCATATCATCTAGCATTGCTTGATGGAGTTCTGGCATAACCTCTTCCAAGATTTCCATATCAAACTTATAAACTGGTTCTCCATCATCTGCTATCCCATCAAGACTTGCTGCACCTTCTGCTACCAGATAGTCCATTAACTCTTGGTGTTCTTCATTTGAAGGATCGTATTCCAATTTACCACTTCCTCGGTACTATTATACATCAGTTGTGCCCCTAGCAGGAATTGAACCTGCGACACATGGCTTAGAAGTCCATTGTTCTATCCACTGAACTACAGGGGCAAATACAAAAGGTCACTTTCGTGACCCTTGTACATCAATATCTGTATTCTATATTATTTAAGGGTTGCTGTCAACTGCCATTGCCAGAACTTATGTTTATCTTCTCTTTCTGCCAAGAAGTTACAAAGTCCTTGCTCATCTAATTCTGCAGCTTTGTCAAATGTCCTGCGAATCATTGCCAAGACAATTAAATTAGTTTTAGATAATTCTTGAAACATTGTTTTTGAGTCTAGGTCTAGGGAATCATTAATCTCTAATTCGCTGTTAGCATCCCATGACTTTACTCCAAATGGTGCTTTATATCCTAATCTGCGGAGGTTTTCTGAATATGTGTCAATAGAGTCAAATACATCCTCATAAATTTCTAGCAAAAATGCGTGATCTTGCTTGAATGTGCGACCTTCAATATTCCAGTGATAGCCGTGTGATTGTCCATACATCTTGACCACCATAGATTGTAGCTTGATCAATAATTGATTTAATTCTTCCATTACTTGCTCTCTTTCTTGTGTAACTCTGACACCATATCTAATAGTATATCAGAATCTGGCTTTTCCTTATCATTGTCTGTATACAAAGCTTTCAAAGTCTTTTCGTCTTCTTTTCTCTGTGATCCCTCGCCCATCATAATAAGCAACATGGCAACTGGAATAAACAAACCAATTGGAAAATTTACCCACATATGAGATACATTAAGAATTATCGCTGACATATATCCAGACATTCTGGCTGGGTATTTGTCTACATAAAAAGATATATGATTTATAATTTTGTTCATATATCTAATTATACATTACTTTGATACTTTAGCGTATCCTGTCTTTTTCTTATTCATTGAGCCTGGCTTCTTTGTGCCTGGTTCCATATTTTTAATGCGAATTTCTAAAGCTTTCTTAATCTTTTCTTGGTTATGCTTGCTTCCCATATTTATCCTTTGTTAGAAACCCCGCCCAGTATGAGCGGGGTCCTTTAATTATACCTTACTTGATCTTGATTTGTCTAGGCTTAGCCTCGTCTGGAATTTCCCGTTCAATTTTGACGGAAAGCAATCCATTTTCAAGTGAAGCAGACTTAACAATCATATACTCACCAAGGGTGAATGTCTGTGTGAAATTACGTCCAGCAATACCCTTGTGTAGGTAATCAGCTTTATCATCATTTTCACGTTCACTCTTGATAATCAATGTGTCTTTATCTACTGTTACATCAATATCTTCACGGTCATATCCCGCAACTGCCAACTCAACAACATAGTTGTCTTCGTCAACTTTCTTTACATTATATGGGGGAAATGAAGATGTTGTCTTCTTATTTGTTTCCCATCTTACAAATTGATCATTAAACCCTAGAAAAAACGGGTCATTAAAAATAGTTTCAATTTGTGCAAATGGATTTGTTTTATATGTTAGGTTTGTCATACTTAGCTCCTTTTCAGCAAGTTAGTTAAATTCAGGACCCTTACGGCATCCTGTATATATATTATATCAGATTTTATTGATTACTTCTACCTTTAGGGCTAGAAGAATTACCGTAACCTACATTTGGCTTACCATCATTTTGTGGAGGAGAATTGTATGTGGATTTCCATCCATTGTCCCCGCCCTGCAATCCAAGAACTGGTGCAAAAGAACCATTCCAAAAATTCAATGAACCAATACCATCTTGTTCATTTTGCTTAGTTTGATCAGATTTAGTTAAATCTGGTTCATTTACTGCTATAGCGTCCATAGCTGCTTGTGCATGCTCTTTAGTTGTATAGCAACCAATTACTTGTCCAGATCCCGCCTTCATAACAGCGTAACCGCCTTGGCAATCTGGAACATTAAATTCAATTTTAAATCCTGGTCCACCAGAGAGCCGTTCTGCTCCCGCTGATTCTTTCTTCATATTGCTTTCTCTTTCAACAATTGCACGAGACCAAGAGTATCCTGCATCTCCGCCCCATGCGTACCACATAACTTTACCATGTGATGGCTTGTCCCATTCCTTGCCCTTTTTATCAACTTCGTGACGAGAAAAGAACGAATACATACGCTTTACTGTATCAAGAGATAACGATTCACCGCTTACAATTTGATGTGCACGAGTCCAACCAACATTTGTTCCTGCACCGTTTGCCTTGCCTTCTTCTTTCCATTTAATTGCTTTAGCTGCTGCAGACTTCATACCTGCAGTTGGTTGATATCCGCCATCACCTTTTTTGACGGGAATGCAATTAGGCACAGTCTTTCCATGCTCATCTTCTTTAGTTCCTGCATATGCATATCCATCCCAACATGGTCCTTGACCTTTATTAATGCATGATGCACATTTTTCTGTATCTGAAATATAATGGTGATCATTTCCTAAATCATCACATCCACAAGTCATGCACTTTTTGGTTGCTTCTGGTTCATTTGCATATAACGCAGCCATTTGTGCTTGTGCTTGTTTCTTTGATTCATGTGTTCCAGCTACATGACCAGTATTTTCAGCTACTACTGAAAACTTATTTCCGTGTTGTACAATTTTATATGGCATTATCACTCCACCTGCGATTTAGTATATCTTAAAATTATTAATCCTGAACCACCATTTAGTCCATTTACATCAGTTCCATTACTTCCAGCACCAGAACCAGTATTTACTGTTCCAGGTTGTGCAGTTTGTTGTGAACCAGATCCTGCTCCACCACCGCCAACTCCTCCAGCACCGCCACCGCCACCGCCTAAAGCGTAACCAGCTGCACCGCCACCGCCACCTGCAATATATCCACTTGATGTTGCATCGTTCCATCCAGAAACCGAAGACATACTTGAAGATATTGCAGACAACCATGAAGAGTAATCTGAAGTTCCTGGACCACCAGCACCAGCACCTCCAGTACCGCCAGGAATTGCATTTCCGCCAGCACCGCCGCCGCCGCCGCCAGTTCTAGGAGCACCGCCACCAAAATCTTGATATCCATATCCACCATTAAAGCCAATGTGTCCATTGTCAGAAATTGCAACTCCAGCAGAACCAGTAGCCCAGTTTGCTCCTCCACCAGAAGCTCCACCAAAAACAGCATAAGTTGGATAATATCCTTCAAATGGGGCATAGCCAGCACCGTAGCCTCCGCCAGGTGCAAATAGATTTCCCATTACTGTTGGATTTCCACTCGCAGGGTCTGACCAAGCTGATCCACCAGCGCCTCCAGCACCTACAAATGCATAATGTGTTCCAGGATTTAAAGTTACTGATGAGAAATTAATTACTGCACCAGCTCCACCGCCACCACCGTAACCACCAGCACCTCCACCAGCACCAATTAACAACATATCTGCACTCAATGTTCCTGTTGTAGTAAAGGTATCACTATCAGTAAATGTTCTGTAATAATATGTTGAATCTGAAGAAAGAGTTCCTCCATTTATTGTAGGCATAGGAGCTACATCAAGTTTATTATAACGAACTACTACTACTCCAGAACCGCCACTTCCTGATGTTGAATAATAGTATGAAGTATTTTCTGCACCTCCGCCTGAACCAGTGTTTGCTGCACCACTTGAACCTCCGCTTCCATAGCGTCCGCTATTTCCACCACCACCAGCACCACCAGCTGCTGTTCCAAAATTATATCCTACACCAGCACCGCCGCCGCCAATATATCCGTTTGAACCAATATTAGCTCCAGAAATCCAATCTGATGGTTGATTTGTACCATCTCCTCCAGCAACTGAGCCATAGAAAGCACTAAAATAAAATGGGCCGCCAGTTATATCTCCAGTATTTGCTCCAAGACCAGCTCCTCCAGTACCGCCGCCTCCGCCCTGTACATTCATTCCATTTCCAGCCGTATGGACTACTCCGTTAACATCAGCTCCAGCATTGCCTCCATAAACATAATGTCCACCTTTTCCGTAATCTGATTGTGTTAACACAGTAGATGATAAATTAAAAGTTGAAATAGAACCATCCCCACCGTTGCGATCACTAAAAGCATACCAAGCTACTCCAACACCACCACCACCAGCACCTACAGTTACAGAATATGAGTTTGGCTGTACATTTAATGATGCAATTGACATTCCACCAGCACCGCCACCACCGTAGTTATTGCCACCTCCACCAGCACCGCCTCCACCAGCACCAACGGTCATTACTTCAATATTAAGTGGACCATTAGAAACAGTAAGTGTGTCAGAAGAGGTAAATACACGATAATAATGTGTTGAATCAGAATATTTTGTTCCTCCAGAAACTAATACAGTTGAAGGAATATAAAGAGTATATGTATAAGTAGTTGTGCTTGAATCTTGTGCTGTAACTACAATAGTCAAAGTTTGTGTTCCTTGAGAAAGATTTGTATTGCCAGTAATAGATGTTACTGTAGCATATTGATTTGTTGGGGTTGCAGATACTGTTACTGAAGTTGGACTATTAGCCAGTTGAACAGTATTATTTATTGCAGCTAGATCGGACAAAGAATATGTTGTTCCAGCTATTACTACTGATGATAAAGATGAATCTGTTGCGGGTGCTGCAACTGCAAGATTAATATTATAAAATCCTATTAAACCAGATTGTGATATTACAGCTATATGAAGTGTATTATCTCCTACAGACAAATCTGTACTACCAGTTATAGTACCAATTCTTGCAAATTGATCTAGGGCAGTTGCAGATACTGTTACTGAAGTTGTTCCATATGGCAATGAAATAATGCCTGAAATTGCAGATAAATCATCTGCAGAATATGTTGTTCCATTTATTGTAACTGTACCTATTCTAGTATCTGTTGATGCTGCAATAACATGAAGATTTAATGTATAAGCGGTTGTTGTTTGATCTTGAGCTGTTACTGTTATGGTACATGTATTATCTCCTGTTGAAAAACCTGAAGTACTAGATATATTAATTTTTGCATACTTGTTTGACTGGGTTGCTGATACTGTTGCAGATGTTGTTCCATATGGTAAATTAATTGTGTTGCTAATTCCAGCTAGGTCTGATATTGAATATCTTGTTCCATTAATTGTAATATATGTAAGGGATGAATCATTTGAAGCTACTATAGATTTAGGATAACGAAGAATAACAATTCCAGAACCGCCCGTTCCGCCACTTCCAAATGGGAAAGAACTTGAATATTGCCCTCCAGCACCGCCGCCGCCGCCAGTATTTGTTGAGCCAGGATCTCCGTTTATATTTCCAGATTTTCCAGCTCCGCCTCCGCCAGCACCGCCAGCACCTCCTACAGTATTGGCTGGTTGGAATGCTCCTCCGCCGCCGCCGCCTGCATATGTTTGACCATTAAACCAAGTTAAACCATTTCCGCCAGCACCGCCATAAGATCCATTTACTGCATCTCCTTGTTGCCCAATTTGTCCTGCTCCGCCGCCACCGCCATTGAAAGCACTTGTTCCGCCATCATGTCCTTGCCCAGCAATTCCGTGTCCACCAGTTGGGTTTCCAGTTCCGATTCCATTACCACCACCAGAACCTCCATCTCCACCAACATTTGTTACTCCACCTGTTGCACCACGGCCCCAAGAGCCTCCGCCACCGCCGCCAACTGAAGTAATTAAACTACCAAAAGAAGAGCTTGCTCCTTGACCACCTTTTACATTTTCATATCCACCATAACCACCGCCGCCGATAGTTACAGTATATGTTCCTACAGGCAGCTTATAAGATAAAGATTGATATCCTCCAGCTCCACCACCGCCTGACTGTTGATATCCTCCGCCACCGCCACCAGCGACAACAAGAATATCTGCTTTTAATGGTGCATTAGAAATACTAAAAGTTCCAGTGCTGTTAAAAGTTGTATAATAATAAATTGAATCAGAAGTTGTTGTTCCACCACTTAATATTGAAAAATTGCGAAAAAGACCAGGCAAAGTAATCTTGTTTGATAAAGATCCTAAGTTTAGTCTTATAGCCATATTAAACCTCTGCTGCTAGAACTGCAATTTGTGCTGTTAAACCATTTGTTCCTGTTGTTCCAAAAAGCTTATCGCCAGGAAGTAGGTCAATTGCAAATGTTGTACCTGCTGCAAGAGCGTAGCCATAAACTGAGCCACTGACTCCAGCTGCTCCCAAGTAAACAGTATTGTTTGAATCTAAATTCTGAATTGAAATTGAAACCTTATTCTCATAAGGAATTGCATTTGCTTGTGGAATGCTGACAAGGGAAGTTCCGCTATTGTCAACTGTTACTATTTGATGATTGATTGCCATTGTTTGTTTCCTCCGCCTTAATTATATCAGCATTTGGTTTTGAACCCAAAGCTTCTTTGATATCAAACTTTTTCTTTTTAGCATTTGGTATTACTTCTGCAGAAGGCAAAGTACCATTTTTTCTAAAACGCAGGGCTTCCCAAAGAGCGTGGGGCAGGGTGTGAATCCCATAATGTGTCCTATGGTGATTAGTACACAATACCTCAAGATTTCCTGGACTTTCTAGCCACACTTGAAACTCTTGATCATCCTTGAAATTTAACCCAAAATATGCCTCTACTTTAACCTTATCAGCATTAGGTATCTGGCTAAATTCTATGTGTGTATGGTGTAATTCCATTTGTCCACCGCATAAATCATCATTTATGGCACATTTCCAAAGTCCCGCCTTTTTTATGCGTTTTTTGGCTGCATTAAAATATTTGTAATTTGGATCAGATTCCCTGGGGTCATGTTCTGGTATATGAGCCAGAACAGTGAAAGTCATTTTTTGATCGTGGGCATCTGTCATGATAGTTTAATTATAACATCATTTAGATGAGGACTACAGATGGATATTCCAGCACCGAATGACGCTGCCCTATCTCCCCGAACTCTTACACTCGGGTACATGTTTATGTGTAACTATATCCATACTAAGGTGTGCCATCTGTAGCCTCGCTTCCCGCCGTGGATTCGGACCACGATTCATGGCTTCAAAGGCCATTGTCCTGCCAATTGGACGAACGGGAATTAGTGGAGCAAGTAGGACTTGAACCTACGACGACCCGATTATGAGTCGGGGGCTCTAACCAACTGAGCTATTGCTCCTTATTGATTAGGCGTGTGCTTCACCAATTAATTTATTCTGTATTAACTTTTCTCTTTCATCAATGATCTCAAACGCAAATTCTTTCAGAGCATTTTCATTTTTTGAATAATGGTGTCCGCAAAACATTAATTCTCCCGCAACACCTTTAACCCAAACTAACGCCTCAGCAGAACAAGAATCACAGCGATTGCTAGGACCAAGTACAAACTCTTTATCATCAATTACTTCCTCTGTCTTTTCTGCCATCATATTCATAATTATACTCTCTCTATTAGTTGGTTAATAATTTGCTGGTCTGGTAGGGCACGATCCTACAACCTTCCGATTAACAGTCGGACGCTACTGCCAATTGAGCTACAGACCAATTTTAAAATTTACTTCTTAAACTTTTCAGCGATATCAAGAATATCTTGAGGAGTATCAATCATTCTACGCTGTGCTTCAAACTTGCCCAACTCTACAATTTCTTGTGCAATAGTATGCATCATATCATATAATCCCAATGCATATCTCTTATTACGTGTTTCTACACCTTCAATTTCTTTCTTCATATTTACTGATGATTGTGTAAAATATTCACAAAGTGAAGTTAAACTAATATAGATATCTTCATCGTCTTCAATTGTTTTAATCGTTCCATTCGCTAACATTTATTATCCTTTGTTTGTTGTTGTAGGTGTATTCTACTATAGTATTCTAAAGCTGTCAATAGGGATATTGTCTTCATCTTCATCAAGCCCCATGAAATCCCGCAAATTTGATGGCATATCAGGTTTTTCAGGCATTTTAATAACAGTCTTTAATCTGGCATCTGACTCTTCTTTAAGTTTTGCTAATTCATCTGCAAATACACCAGAATAAGAATAGATTTCAACTTCTTTATCTGAATCTGGTGGGGTCATTGCAATAGCATTATATATTGAACCACAAACAGCATCTGAAAGGTCTTTAGAACCTTTTCTAGGGTGATCAACTTTATCTTTAACAATACGAAGTTGTAGCAATTCATCTATAAGCAATTGGATTTTTGGTCCATGCAATCTTTCTTCAGTTAAAGTTAGAGACATATCCTCATAATGTTTCTTTGCAACTGATAAGACTTCAGTTTTAATCCCGTGAACATTTAATTGTTGCATCATGTCGTGAGAGTTCCATCGGTCAAATGTAACCATTTTAAGATTAAAACCACGATCTCTGACGCTTGTAATATAATCTTTAACTTCTGTAAAATCAACTGACTTTGATGCTGTTGGAGTCCAATATCTTACGGCATCCACTACAACTCTGGGTGCTGCTTCTTTATATTTGTCACCAATTTTCATTGTCACCCAGCCGTCAACATGTGCTAAAGCTACGGCACAGTGGTCATGCTTTTGGGCTAAGTCAACATGCATAAAATATTTAATGTTATCTTTAGGCTTGAATGAATCATCAAATCTTCCATAAGAATCTACATTTAAATTTGGATTACTAAATGCTTTTTCAATAACCGCACGGTTTTTAAAGAACGCATCTGTGGCATCTGGAGGCATACATGCAAAGCGAGAAAGAGCATCTGTAGGGTCTGTATAAAAGTCAATAGTAAAATCATCAATAGTTCTGGTAGGATTAATTTCCCATGTTGGTCTTTTTAAAGCATACATTCTAGGCACTTTGTATGAAATAATGTGATCTTCTTCCCATTCCATTTCAAATTCATTACCTTCTGTGCCATCTGGAAGATCTGGGTCTACCTTAAACTTATGATGTCTAAGAACTACTTCCTTCTCAGCCACCGCCTCGTTATACTTTTGTTGGATATAATCGTTCTTAAAACGTGGAAATGAAAGTAGAATTACTTTACCAAAATCTGGAAAACGAGAGTTTACAGATGCACGGTACATCTTATAAATTGATGATGCAGTCTTCGCTTGTTCATGGCCAGAAGTTGATTCCAATTCAAAGCCTGAAATTTCATCAAGGATAACTACAAGAACGTTATAACCTTCCCATGCTTCACGTTCAGAGTGGCCTGAGTGAACTGTTACAGCTTTATCAAATTCAACCATATTTGCTTTAGCAATATACTTTCCTTGAAACCAGGGTGACTTTTCAATACGCTGTGTAAATCCTTTAAAGAATACTCGGTTGGCTTGAATAGCGTTAATAGCAATATTGATAATATCAATAGCATCGCCTGGTGGCTTTCCATAATATCTTGCTGGATCAGTTAGGCATAAAAGCAAATGTACCATGTAGGCACAAGCAATAGTAGATGTATAGTCTTTTCCAGAACCTTTACCTAGCTGTAAAATAACTTCAGAACAAGTTTGCTTCCAAATCTTTTCGCCTTCTTCTTCGCCATAAAGTTTACGCAAAGTTTCACGCTTATAAATTTGTGTTGAAGCCCTAATCATTTGATACTGGTATTGCGACAATGGTGGCAAACCAAGGTAATCCTTGCTTGTTACAAACTCCTCAAGAGATGCAGGTTTTTCAGAAAACTCATCTCCCTCAAGTGCATCAAGGAATACATTAAAATCAGTCACTTATAACAACTGCCTCTACTTGTCCAGTTACTTCTGACAATCTTCTTGATACTTCCCACTTGCAATGTTCACAAGATGAAGTTACATCTCTAAGAATACCAACAAGAATATCTTGTTTTCTTTCTGATTCTAGGATCTGGTCAGCCATAGAAGTATCTTCTAGAACTCCCGCCTTGTTTAACATATCAATACGCTTTGCTTCAATGTCAGCAATAAGCTTAATTACTTGTGCTTTAATATTAGGTGCATCCTGTGCATCTGCTTGGTTTAATGTAACCCAAGCTTCTTTGATAAGCATATTGTAATGCTCATCCGCTCCCGCTAAAGCTTCTTTTGCACGTTCACGTATAGCTTTATTGTCATGGACAAAGCCCTTCCATGCATCAATATAGTTTTCTACTTGAACACGGGTAAGGTCTAAAGAGCGGGCTATCTGTGCTGGAGAATTACCTTTTAGCAACTCTTCAATAACCTTATTCATTTGATCAAATTGACCAGCTAATTCAATCTCATTATCTGCCATATGCATCCTCTATTCTAACTATGTCATCTTCACCAAAATATGTGCCAGACTGGACCTCTATAAACTCTACTGGTGTATTTAAAGCTTCTATTCTATGTGGTGTGCCAACTGGAATATCCACACTGTCCCCGCCATACATTACATTTTGCTCATCATTTATAGTAACCAATGCTACACCAGAGACAATGAACCAATGTTCACTTCTATATTTGTGGGTTTGATAAGATAGTTTATGACCAGAGTCTACCCAAATATATTTAACCTTATAGTTCTCTGACTCTTCCAGGGATCTGTAAAATCCCCACGGTCTGTTTTCTTTAATCGGAATCATTTAGTGCCACTCCATGATATATAAGAGCTTTATGAATTATATAAATATTGTTGTAATTATGATCCCTAAAGTTTTTGCATAGTACTGCTGTTTCACAGTCAAATTTTCCATAACTTTTATTTATATAATCGTATCGCACACCTTTTTTAAATGGCTCGGCCTTCATCAAACAAATTCCATTTGATGTTGTATAGTAAGTGTCGTAATAGGTATTCTGCCAATCTGGTTTTAAATCAATTGGATGCAAATCATTGTCGTATCTATTGGTCGTTCGGGTAGCCCAAGTATCATATATTAATATTGGATCTCTCATGAAAGAAGTAAAGCCAGAAACTATATCAAACTCTGGCTCAACTATATCAAAATTAATAATCTTTTTTACAGTTGAAATATCAAAAACAATGTCTGATTCAAACATCATTATATAATCAACATCTTTATAAAAATCTTTTGCTTCAACAGCTTTGTTTCTTGCTATGGAAAGATTTTTTACCCTGTCTTCTGCCATTACTGGACCATACTTTTTTGTATCTAGTTTTTCAGTAACTATTGAATAATCTTTAAAAAATGACCAGTTCAAATTCTGAAGTAACTCTGGCGTACTATCAATTGAATCATTTTCATATGCTGAATAATAAAATTCTATTTCTGGAAAAGTTTCAACAATTTGCTTCATCATTTTATAATGAAATTTTATATAATATGACGAGTCTCTGAAAAGACAATAAATGAGTATTTTCTTTTTCATGGAAATGTCAATCCTATCTCTGGCTTAATTAAATTATTTCTAGCAATCAAATTTTTAAACGGATCTATTTTGTTTTTAAAAGAATAGCTTGAATTTCTTAAATACAATACTTCAAAAACTGGCGGTACTGGAGAATTTCCTATTACTATTAAATGTATATTGTTATTAGGATGAACAAGAACTGGCGTATGTGTTCTCCTTATACTAATAAGCGAAGATAAAACCTTATTATAATATTCCATGTCTGATTCAAGTCTATCCATATCATGGAATTCAATGACTATTTGTCTAAACCTATTTAGTTGATCTTCTGTAACATAAGGCAAAATATCTAACTCCCCGCCCTCTATATCCATCTTCCAAATTAAGTCTGTAGTCAAACTAATTCTTTCTAGGCAGGCTGACAAGTCTGTATCGCCATTTTCCTTTAAACCAATTTTTTCTTGAAAAAAAATTGAATTATTTATTGGTTCAGGTAAATCTGAAACAGAAAAATCGTACAAGTCCATACCTGAAATTATTTTAGATAAATCTTTTTCAAAGTCTACGTTTCCTTCAACACCCATTGAAAGCAAATAATCATCATTAACCAGATCATTTACAAGAATGTATCCACCATCATTTGTGCTGCCGAACCTGGAATATTCTACATCAGCTGCTTCAAAAATTTCTAATTGTTTTTTTAAATAAAATATTCTTTCATGTTTTTCAAAATCTTCTTGATTTTCCATTTTATCCATTATCTGTTTTGTAAAAACCAGAACCCTTAAATTGGATTCCTGCGGGGGTATATACTCTTGCCATTTTATACCCACAAGTTGGGCATGGCGGAATTACTTCTGGGTCATTAAATTTTCTAGTCACTTCTTCACTTGTATCGCAATTTACACAAGCATATGGATATGTTGGCATACTTAATTATACTCCATCTTGTCGGTTCTTGTCAATAGCAATTTTAAGTAAGATTAAATAACCAATCATATCATCAATATCATTATCGCCTGGGTATCCTTGAGCATTTGCAATACGATTTAACTTATCATCAATTCTTACTTTAAGCTGCTCTACATTATCTGAAGTTGAAAATATTCTTTTTGGAGACAGGGCGGAGTCGCCATAGGATATATTTTTATCAATAAGCATTTGTGCTATATTCATACACTTGTCAAGGATTCTATGTCCAGATGGAGCATTTACTGCATGCAAATATAGGTCGTCATAGTTTTTTGCCATTATTTAGTCCACTTTCTAGGTTTCTTGATAAATCCAAATCTTTCTAGTGATCGCTGAATTGTCATATGTGAGCATTTAGCTTCCATAGCCATATCAACAATTTTTTTCTTTTCTACTACATATCTTTTATAGCACCACTCTTTAGAGTCATATAATTTCATTTACTGCATACCACGCTATTCCCGCCGCATCAGCGACATTATCGGACTCAGTTTTAACGCCCATATTTCTAACAAAGTCAATCGTCCTTTGTTTTCTTCTTTCTCTGATTTTTGCTTTAATCCAGTTATCTGATTTTCCTGGGAATTCAAGTTTAATCGCCTCTTTCTCTGCCTTAGTATAATTCTTGTTTCCAAGGTATGACTGCCAGGTTATGGGGTGAACCTCCACTACCTCAACATTATTACTAAGCAACTCTCCCATTATAGCACCAAATACGTATGCCATTTTCATTCCCGTGTGCACTGACTTAACTGATATAGCAGCCTCTATAACAACAAAATCAGTATCTAGCTGATTCTTAAATGATTTAATCTTTCTTTTGGCATCAAGTATTCTTTCGTATACATCTGCCCCGTCAAATGTGATCTCTCCCCATTTAACCGCCTCTTTTCCATTCATCAAGCAAAATGCAAGGCTATTAGTGCTGGCATCTATGCCTAGCACTTTAGTACCTCTGGGCTTTACAAGCTTAGCCAATGACATTTTCTATCATTTCTATTAGGGCTTTTCTATCATTTTCTTTAGAAGAGCTGACACACTTATCACATATGCTTGATTCATTATATCTACTCAAAATTACATTGCAGCCTTTAGTTTTACAAATCCTTTGCTTGCCCGCAAGTCTTGCCTTCTTCTCATAGTAAGCTTCTTTTAATTTTTGATTAGTTGCTATTCGGCAACATTCATCAGAGCAATATTTCTGATTGTGTGTTTTAGGAGTAAATTCTTTTTTACATTCATCATAGGCACATTTCATTTTTCAAGCACCAACGGTTCTATGTAAACCTCACCGAGATCTTTCTTCTCAGCCCAACATACCTTCTTAACTGGACAACCCTTACATGCCCATGTTGATTTGGTAAATGTTCTTTCTGGCAAAGTTCCATCCTCATATGCACCGTATACTTTACGCATCCAGTCCCATACACCGTCAACAAGCTTGGCATTCTTTTCATCCATGTTAATTGGAATAATTAAAAATGAATTATCATTTTTATTTTCATAGAAAAAGAAACCTTGCTTTGCTCCACGTATTTTCATATAAGTTAATAGCTGAACTTTATGGTATGGAAGCCCTTGCATCTCAGCTTGTCTGATTGCAAATATTTCTTCTTTGGCAGACTTGATTTCGCCTACTACTTCTTTTCCGTTCCATTCAATAAAAGTGTCTGCAAATCCTCTAATTGGAGGATCATCATGGGTAACTTCTGTTTCATTTGCCTTGAATACTGGAGTTTTAGCCATGACTTTCTGAATGCGATCATGAACATACGTACCATTATCCATGTTAACGACACCCATAGCATCAGTTTCATTTTCAAACTCAGCACCAGTAAAAGCAATGAACCAATATCTAGGGCAGTTACCATTACCATAACCAACAGTGCTAGGGCTAAAAGTTTTCTTCTGCGTGAATTCGTTTGGTCTTTTTCCACTTAATACTGCCTCCTCATACATTTCTGCAAATTTAATTGGATCAAAGCCTTCTGGGTCTGATACCTTTTGAAACTTTAAATTAGCTATTAAATCTCTTCCCATTATCTGACACCAATCCTTTTACCACATTCAGAGCACATTATGTATGTCTTTCCAGTAAAAGGGCATGCTATATCTGTTGAAACATGCTTATGGAAAAGTCTTCTTAAAAAATTCATTATGCTCCATACTTTGCAGAATACTTTAGAGCATCTACTAATCTATTGATTGCTTCTTCAGCTGTGTAATACACGTTCTTCTTCTTGCTGTTCTCCCCGCCTTTTTCAAAGGTGGTGTAATAGCGTGACATCATAGCAAACTTAGCAGACAAAGCCTGCATCTTTACAATAAGATCGGGAGCCTTTGATGATGGAACATCTGGCTTTGCAATAAGCTTAATAATCAAATCAAGAGCATAGTCAAGATCTGGGTCACTCATGAATTGCTTCATATCATTGAACTCTGTAAGTTCGCTGATTAATTCAATAACTGGCTTTTCTGTCATTCAAGAATCCTAACGCAGAACTGGCATGGGTCTCCGCCTTCTTCCCATTCCTTTTCTTCTTCCTCAGAAATAGATGGTACTCCATCGTGGGTTGCACAGAAAACATCTGAAATCCATCCACGCTCTACACCATTTTGAAACCAGATTTGAAACTCATCTAGGTTAGTATCATCAATCATTATGTGTCTCCCAACACTCAATTAGTTGTTCCAACAAAGCCCATTCAATTACTGCAAGTCTAGTTTTAGAGCCTTCTCCACCAAGGATAAGCTTGAGAACTGGACTCTTATTCCTATCCACCTTAAAGGTGTCCGTACAAATTTTAGCCCAAATAGCTTTTGATATAGAGATTGACTTCTCATACTCTTTATAATCAACCACAAAATTATGCCATTGAGCGTCTCCCTTTTGGTAATCGCCACGACCAGAATTTTTTTGTCCTTTTGCTCCATCACGCTTGATTTCTCCACGCTCTGACATTAAAATACCACACTTGATTCATGGTTCTGACTGCATATCCAGTAGAGACGATTTTCTTCTTTATCAACAAAACCTTCAAAGACAATTTCTTTGCAATCTTGACTTTGACAAGCAAATGAACCGCTTGCTGGTTCAACTCTCTTGTGCTTTGTTTTTGTATCTTTATTAAGAAACTGCTCAAGACTTGTCATATATTTCTCCCTTAATCTTTTCAGCTACATCTGGATTTTCCCGCAAATATTCTACGGCTTTTGCACGACCCTGAAAACGTTCTTCATTAACAGTGTACCAAGCACCGCCTTTTTGTACAATGCCCATCATTTCTGCAGTATCTAGGATCTCGCCAACAACGTCAACTCCAACTTTATCACCTTGAAAATAAAAGTCGTACTGGCCTGATAAACCCATTGGCCCAGTTTTGTTGTAGTCAATAATCCAATTGACTGGTCTACCAACTTTTTGTTCAATAATCTTGTCACCAACTTGGATTCCAGCCTTAATAGCATTCGCATCAGCTTCCGATGCCCAAAGTTTAATGACGGTACTGCTAAAAAACTTAACTGCCATTCCGCCTGTAGGGATGTGCGATGCATGCATGCTACCGAATTGATTTCTCTGTTGAGAAATAAGCACGAGTAATGTATTCTTATTGGCATAGTTAAGCATTTTGACTGCATGTGTCATATCCTTTGCTTCTGCACCAATCTGCTTGGTGTCTTCAAGTTTCTTGAGATCAGAACTATCTTTCTCAAAATAAATGGCGGGAAGTAAAGCTGAGATAGAATCTACAACAATAATATCTACTCCCGCTTCCATAAGTTGCTGTGCAACATCCACCATGTCATTGATAGATTTGGCTGGTGAATAGATAAGAGATTCTGAATCAACACCCAAGCGGGCTGCCCATGCTGGGTCATATGATGCCTCTGCATCAATCCAAGCACAAGTCTTACCTTCTTTCTGTGCCTGACCAATCATTTGTAAACAGAATGATGATTTACCAGCAGATTTATTTCCCCAAATAAGAACTTGACGACCAAAGCCCAAGCCTCCTTTGAGACCCATTGTCAAAGCAATGCTAGGTGTCTTTTGTTTTTCTACGCTTACTGTTGTTGCTAGTTGAAGCCTTGACCTTGTTTTTGGATCTAGTTTTGCTAGAATCTCTTCCGTTATCATGTAAACTCTTTTCTAATTCTATTGCTAACTCTTTAATCTGTTCATTACGACTAGTCGCTAAAAAATCTATAATGTTATAGATTGCTTTTTCGTCCTCTGCTCTAATTACTAGCAAGAACTCGTTCTCCGTACCTTTAAGTATGTAGGACTGAGCCATATACTTATATTATACACTATTTATTCGGTTTCTGTTGGACTCTCAACAAGCTCAAAAGTAACAACTTTGTTATCTGGATCTTGAGTTACTGAAATACTTTTAGCTGAATAATTTGTTAGCAAGTCCTTGATATCAATATCAATTGAACCAAACTTATTAATGATTGCTGCCAAAATTTGTTCTAGGGATATATTAGCGTTAGCTACATCTTGATTTTCCATTAGTTCACCTCCTTAACAAACAAAGTTCCATCATCCATCTGTGCAATTGCGGGGTCACAAATCATTCCCGCCTGCATCTTTCCAAGTGCCTTTGCATAAAGCTTCGGGAAAGCAATTACTCTCTCAAGCTTTTTATCTGCATCAGACAAAATAATATGTGCCATCATCTTGTTTGCTTTAGTCTTATAATGTGTAAAATCTAAAACAAGCATCTTTCCATTATCAATCTTTAACTTATCCTTGTATAGCCAATGTACGAATGGGTCATCAACCTTATTGACTACATCATCAATTGTCACATACTTGTGAATGCGGTTATCTCCTACCAAGAAGAAGTACATCATGCCTGGCTCAATCTTTGTATTTACTTCATGGAAGATACCCACTGAACCTGTATCGTCTACAAGCTCCACACGAGCCCATGTAAGACCTTTCTTAATGGACTTGACCATTGCTAGTAGGACAAAGCAACCTTCTTCAAGAAACTCTTCAAGTGGATTAACCTGTGCTTTAATAGCAGGACTTAACTTGCCAGTATCAAACTTTGGAATTCCAAGGTATTCATATAGATTTTCATTCTCTGTACCCTTACGCTTATTATCATCAAATGCTGCTGCACCAATCATATTAAGGGATTCTATAGCTCTGGAGTTGATACCACTACCCTTAACTCCCGCCTTCTCTGTAAAGTCCTTGTAGGATTTAAATGGGCGAAGCTGAGTAATCTTGCTACCAATGTTATCTGAAATATACTTGATATTAGATAATCCAAAGCGAATTGAGTTACCTTGAATACTGAAATCTAGTTCAGATTCGTTAATATGCGGGAGTAGTACTTTAATGCCCAACCGCTTAGCCTCAAGTAGATAATCCGTCCTGGCATCCTTGTCTTTTTCATTTTTGAGAACGGCAAACATAAACTCAAGAGGGTAATAATATTTAAGCCAAGCAGTGTAATAAGACAGCATAGAGTAAGCAATAGCGTGAGAACGGTTAAAGGAATAGCCCGCATGAGCTTCAAAGTCATGCCATAGTTTGATTGCATCCTCGCTTGTAATATGCTTACTCGCACCTTGAACAAACTGGTCTTTGTAAGCATCAAATTCACTCGCATCCTTTTTCTTACCGATAATCTTACGGACCTTATCAGCATCCGCCCAAGACATACCGCCAAGATAAACGCAGGCTTGCATTACCTGCTCTTGATATATAATAACACCATATGTTCTTTCGGTAAACTCATGCATAATTGGATGAGCATAAGTAACCATCTCTTCACCTTTTTTACGGCGAATATACGAGCCACCCACAGTATTCATAGCACCTGGACGTACCAATGCGTTTGATGCTGCAAGATCTTCAAATGTGCTTACACCCATTTTCATCAACAAGTTTGTATAAGGTGTTGCTTCAGCTTGGAATACGCCCTTTGTAAAACCGCCTGAAAGCATTTCAAATACTTTGGGGTCATTAAGCTTAATTGATTTAAGATCAATCTTCTTCTTCTTAATATGTTCAATGGTACGCAAAGTATCATCAATAACAGATAATGTTTTAAGTCCCAATACATCAAGCTTAATAAGACCTAGGTCTGCAGTTTGATCCATATCATATGCAACTACAGGAATACGACCAGATACTGAATCATTTGGGTCTTTGCGAGTTTCAATTGGAACATACTTACTAATATCATCTCTTGCTACAACTACACCAGCGGCATGCATTCCATTACCACGAATCTTGCCACGCAACATAGAGGCATACTTAGTTACCTCTGGATATTTCTTTCTGAATTCTTCTGTGCTTTGGCTTGATTCATACTCTTCAAATGTCTCAACACCCTTTAGTGCTTTATTAACTTCTCCAAGTGGTACTAGGAAAGCTCTCGCCACATCCCGCACAACACCCTTATCCTTGAAGTATTGGTATGTAGAAATAGAAGCTACATGCTTAAACTTTTTACGTAGATACTCTTTTACTTCACCACGACGGCGGTCCATAAAGTCCGTATCAATATCGGGGAAGTCATTACGCTCTGGATTAATAAATCGGAAGAACAATAGGTCAAACTTAATTGGGTCTACTTCTGTAATACCCATTAAGTAACATACTAAACTTCCTGCAGCGGATCCTCTACCTGGGCCAACCATGATTTGGTTTTCTTTCGCCCAACCCACCATATCGCCAACAACAAGGAAGTAACTAGCAAAGTTTTTGTCAGCAATGACTTGAAGTTCTTCTTGGAGTCTTTCTCTGTATGTCTCATTGTCTAAACCCTTTTCTACTAGAGACTTTTCGCACAACTCTTTTACTGTTTTTAATGCATTCTTTTTTGGTACTGGTAGCAAATCAAGATTCTCATGGAAGTCATAGACTTCAACCTTGTCTGCAATCTCTACTGATGATTCGTAGATATCCTTGCGTGTAATCCCCGCCTTCTCAAAGTCCGCCTTGATTTCTTTGTAGGATTGAATATATACATTAATCTCAGAGAAACTAATTGGGCGGTCAGGATATAGGTGGTCAAATCTATCAATAACATTAGTGTAAGAGCGACCACTTGCATAGTCTGCTTCTTTGTTTTGCGTGGGCTTAGTTGATAGGATAAGGAGGAGTTCTTCCAGATCCCTCTCCTCTTTCTTTGCAAAATGACAATCTCCCGTAGCAACTGGCTTTACTCCAAATTCATCTGCTAACGCAAGCAGAGCTGTATTTAAACTCCCTGGGTTATGTGCTTGAACTTCAATATAAAAGTCTTTGCCAAAACGATTCTTAAACATCTTGACATATTCTCTTGCTTTTTCATTATCCCCACGCTCAATTGCCTTAGAGATAAGTCCATTCATACAACCAGACACTACAATTATACCGTCACCAAATTCCCAAAGTGCATCAATATCAATACGGGGCTTGTGATAGTATCCTTCAGTCCAAGCAATTTGTGAAAGCTTTTGTAAGTTCTTTAGACCTAAATCATCTTTTGCTAACAGGATAATATGATTGTACAAAGAAGTGTTGTCGTCACGCTTTGCAACCGCTCTCTTGTCAAATCTATCTGTTGAAGATATGTACGCCTCAAGACCCAAGATTGGCTTCATGCCTAGTTCTTTGGCAGCAATCTGCATATCTCTATGGGATGCGAGAGAGCCGTGGTCTGTAATGGCTAAAGATGCCTGACCTTGATTTTTTGCAGCCTCAAGTAATTCATGAGGTGTGTTTAAACCATCCATAAGCGAATAGTGCGAATGGACATGCAAATGAACAAAGTCAGACATGTTTAGCTTTCTGTTAGTTATTAATTACCACTCAACGGCGGATGAAGTTGATTGCAATGATTCCTCTGATGAATCAGAAGTAATTCCGAGATAGAATGCTTCTTGCTCATCATACTGAACATCACGAACTGCAGTCTTTTGAAGGTCAAACAATTCATACTTATCAAAATCAATTGCTGCTACATCTGCTGTAGGCAAAGGAATGATTGAATAGTTTGTGTCAGTAGCAGTACCTGTACGCTTTAGCTTCCAAGTAAGATTGGAAATACTTCCAGTCTCTCCTGCATAGTTAATGATTTCAGGTGTTGCAGACTTTGGACCTGCACCTTGTGAAAAGATTGCGACATATGGCTCTTCTGAACCATCATCAACAAGCACGTTTGCATAGAAACGTGAACGACCCTTCCAACCAGCCTTTGGATCACGGCGGTGCATTTCGCAACCATAGCAGCGACCTTGGTCTTCAATTGTACAAAGAGCCTTACGCTTGTAATCCTTTGGGTTAGTGTGCTCTACTGCAATGAAAGCAAGACCAGCCTTCTCAATATAATTCTTTGAGTCTGGATCAATTTCTTGCATGAAGCGGATTTTTAGTGATTGGCCATCTTTAAGTTGTAGCCATCTTCCTTTTTGTGTGTCGCCAGAATGAGACTTTTGTTCCATTTGTTCATTCATAGCCTTTAGACCTGTTACGATACCCATATTATTTCTCCTTAGTATAAGGGCTGTTTAATGCCCTGTTCCTCTAGTATATCACATTACAGCGTATTCAAAATGCGGAATTGCATTCTTTACACACTGTTTTATTTCTTCATCTGTGAGATCGCCCACATCTTTTGCCATGTGGGGATATACACAATCATGGTTATATTTAGCCCATAATACATTTTTATTCTTTAGTTTATTAGCGATTGTATTTCCTAATGCCCGCCCAGCACTGTCATTATCTGTCATAATAATAACTGTAGATGCATACTTATTTAAGTGTTGAATATTAGTGTCTGAAATACTACCACCCAAAGTGGCTACTGCATTTGGATATCCCGCCTGCCATAAGCGTATAGCATCAAAGCTAGACTCTACGACTATAATTGTTCCACCCTCACGCTTTGCTCTGTGCAGGTTAAACATTGTTTTATTGCGTGGCAGGTTTGGACTGTTCTTAAATGCTTTGCCTTCAATTGATCTTCCAATAACGCCAACTGGCAAACCTTCTGGGCTGTGCAAAGGAACTGTAACCATGCTCTGCTTTTCTGAATAGCCAAGCTTAAAGTAATCAACTGCTTCTGTTAAAATCTTGCGAGTTCTAAAATAATCTATTGCCTTTGGTGTATTTACAATATCTTCATAAAGTTTATCTAGCGTAGGTTGTGGGAACTCCACAAAATCTGGCTTATCATCTAATGCCTCTTTAAGGCTTTCTTCAAATATCTCAGCATCAGAAAGTTTGTTTGACGATATGAATCTCATTGCTTCATAGTCATTGCGGTTAGTTAATATTTTAACAAGTTCCAGCACAGTTCCCGCCGAGTTGCAGTTCTGATTGTAACAAATGTACAAACCTTTAGAGTAGCTGACCGCAAACGCTGGAGAATCTGTATTGTGGTGGAATGGACAAAGGCACAGAAAGTCTGTGCCTGTCTCTGAAATTATTTCAATGCCACAAGATTGCAAAATAGAGCGGAGGTCCGCTTTAGTATATGCATCTGACATTTATTTTCCTTTAGGTATTAAACTCTGACCAGAGAACCCTTCATACTTTAATGCCTTAGCTTTACCAATGTAAATGCCGTACATTACAAGATTGAAAGAGTAGTGATCCTTGCTCTCGTTATATTTTACATTAAACTGGGGTTGCATGTCAAGGACAGGAACGTAACCTTTGTCTCGCATCTGCTGGACCAAAAGTCTTTCATAGTTCTCCCTTGAGCTCTGAAAGATAGAATCATCTTTGATAATTCCATTCATCCAGAAGTCATGTATTTTTCTTGGGTACATGATCACCAATCTTTCTTGATAATTATATCAAGTTAGACTTTGATTACATAAATTATGCTATACCCTTATCGTACAACTCCGTAATGATTCCTCGGTTCAAGTCCCAGTCCAAATAGAATCCGAACTCAGTACCGTGGCGATTCTTACGGCTTACAATTTCCATAACATTTGAATCAGGTTGCTTGTGTACGGCGATAGCCATATCAGCATCATATTCAATAGCCTTTGACCAAGCTACTTGTGAAAGTAGTGGCGGGGCATCTTGGTCTGAAACATCATCCATAGTTGCAGCAGTAATATCAATGATAGGAATATTATTGCGAACTGCCAACAATTTAAAGTCACGAGAAATATTTCTATTTCTTTCAACTTCTGACTTTGCTCCAGATGAATCATTAAACAATTGGTGATAATCAAGAATTACAATATCGGGCTTATGCTGGTCAATTTTAGCTTGCACCGTATTCGGTGTAACTTGACCTGTACCTTCATTTGATACAAGAATGAATTGGTTCTTATTGGCAAATTTCTTTGTACCCCATTCATCAAATTGATCTATATCAATATTACCTCTAGAGAAGTCTGAAGCCTTGAACAGTCCCGACCCCATCATAGTATAGATACGGTCACGCATATTCTCTGGTGTCATCTCAAGGGATATAATCATGGGCTTAAAGCCCTGTTCCCAAGCCTTACAAGCCAAATAAGAGGAGAACCAAGTCTTACCCCTACCTGGCCAACCAATCATGACGATAAGGTGTCCTGGAGCCATTCCTGTGGGATATGCATAGTCAATAGCCTTAAAGCCAGTCATGATTCCTGGACTACCGCCCATTGCATCAGAACGGTTTTTCACAGACTCAAAGTGCTGCTCTGCCAATTTAAAATCTGTAAGGTCAACATCTCGGACATTTGCAGTAAGCTTTCCAAGTGTATTTAATTCTTTTTGCATCTCTAAGATAACTCTTGATGATGCCTCTGTCTTTAAACTTGCCCCAGAAGATAGCAGAAGATTTCTTACTCTTCCCGCCAAGTATTCATTCTTCAATTGGTCAAGATAGTAGGCTGTCTCGCCCTTGACCTTTACTGGCTCAAAATCTTTAAACTTATCTGTAAGCACTGATACATCTGGTACTGCTTTAAACTTTAAATAGTAAGACTTAAGACCTTCCCATACATCTCTGTGCGAAGTAAATACTTCATCAATGTTCTCAGCAAGGACTGTAGCAATATCTTTATTGTGACAAACCGCTGTTATAACTGCTGATTCAGTGTTCATTATCTCTTTCTTCAACCATATATTTTGTCTTAGCTCTTATTAGCTCACGACGAGTTTTATCTTCTTCAATTTGTTGTAATGTAAGGTCAAGCTTTTCAAAGTTATAAAAGAACCAAGTAAGCGGGTGTCCACTCTTTGTAATCTTAAAATAATACTCTAGGAGTATTCTGGCTCTCTCGTATCCAACGCTATCAATAACATCTTGCATAGCCCACTTTTCTCTGTACTTGTTTACAACGGCGGGCTTCTTGTAATGCTCTTTGTATAAAGCACAGTAAAGTGAAACTAAGCCGTATGCCAGCTTTGCTTCATCTTTTGTCATTTTTTACCTTTGTTAGAATTCAGCTCTTGTTCAACTTCGTTGACTTTCTCCATCAACTTCTTCTCAACGAAAGTATACACCCTATTGGTGGCTTCGTCAATATTCTCGCCATCTCTCTGAAAATCTTCAATACCAATACCGATCTTTAGGCTTTCATAATTACCCAAGTTACGGGTAAACTGAAGTTCAACCTTAACGTTAGTCTGATTCATGTTCTACCTTTTCTTCCTTATCTGCTGCAAATGCAAATCCTGGCTTAAACTTTTTAACACTACCTTCTGATAAATGTTGATATAACATCATCAAGCGATCTGAGATACCTATCATAGCATCAATATCGCCCTTCTCTTGTGCTAATTCCATTGTGAATTCTAACACACGAAGTGCTTGATGCAAGACATGCTTGGCATCTTTGTCAGACTTATTTACCATTCTGGTGCTTTCCAAACTGGGACAAACTCCCCATCGTTATTCTTGACATATAAAATGTTTTCTTGTTTCATCATAGCTTCTATCTCTGCTCTACTTGGCATATCTCCAATAGTGATCTTACCATCGCCTCTTGGCCTGCCCCTGTGAACTGTCTTAAAGAAATCATGCATCTCTCTAATATCATCTTCACTCCAATAATACTTGCCTGGAGTTTTATTTCCATTAAGAGAGTAAGCTTGTTGTGGGGCTTTAAGGCTTCCCCTATAAATATGTAGTTTTATTGTGTCTTCATGCTTGCCTATAATTTTGACCACTTCAGATATAGGATAGGCATGTTGCTTATTTTTATTGACATCCGTCAAGCTGTAAGCAACACGCTTACCCAACTGGTAGTCCCAAGCAACCAATAGGTCTTCACCTCGTGAACGACGAAGAACTTTATGCAACTTACCGTTTAGATAGAAATACCGTAACCGTGCTGCAGAGCTTCCTCTTTTTTTGCTACCCATGAAGCGAACCTATTTTCCCTTTTGACCATCCATCTTTTCCCACAGAGTATGCAGAACAATTCAACTCTTAGGTTCTGGGAATAAACCCTATCAACGAATACTCGTCCTGCACACTTTTTACAATTCAACATTATTAAGTTTTCTTATACTAACTTACTTTGCTGGTGCGTTGAAGTGATCAATAGTAGCCTTTAGAACTGGACCAAGTACACCAACAAGTGCTGCCCATGCTACCTTCTTGACATCGTGGTTTCCACCCTGCCAAATTGCCACTGCTGCTGCAGCAGTTGCATATACATAGTGCTCAACAAGAGCCTTACGCTTTGCGTTCATTATTTCTCCTTATAGGTTAAGCGGTAAAAATTTTACCGTCTACTACACAAGTATAATCTCGTGTAATTTGTATTAGCTGCATATGTGGATAATCATTGACAACATGTGCCACTGCAAATCCTGCCTGCCAATTCTTTTGGATTGAATAATCCATTTTTTCTTCATCACATAGGTGTCCGATTTCATATCCTCGTAGTTCTTGACCACTTAGATTGTATGTCTGATAATAAGCACCCATGCGGTGAGAATGTCCACGAACTAGAGAGATACCCCAGTTGTTGACATCGTTACGAACAGATTCTCCAGAGTGCTTGGAAATGGACTCGCCATGATGACCATACATATCACCAAAACGCTTGACTGGCGGTTCATTATAATGATGCCAGTTAAAGCCATGCTTATTATATTCATAGAGTGAATCTGGTGTAACGAAATCTAGTAGTGTTGGAGCTTTCTTTGCAATATAGTCTCCATGTCTTGTCCAGCCATGATTACCATCATGGAAATGACATTCTGCATCTGGAACAATTGCTCTAATGTCTGCTAGGAACTGACGGGTTCCTGTAACTCCGCCGTCCATAATTGAAACGCCCTCATCGGGTAATCCATCAGCCCAGCGGCTTGTTGAATCAGCATCATCAATGTCACCAAGCAGATCAACTGCATCTGGCTTCCACCATTTCATAACTTTTAAAAATAATTCTACCTTGCGTTCATCGTGGCGGGGAAAGTGTACATCTGACACCATCATCCATTTTAAGTCGTTAGCCATATAATCCTTTGTCTAGGTTTAGTTAATTGTACCGTTAGATATTGTTTTTTGTCAAGCTACATGAGCTTTATTATGCTCTAATCTTGAACATAAAAAAAGATTAACTAATCTATTATCAGTTTTATCTTCATTTATATGATGAATGGTTTCCCAATCATTAATAAGTCTATTTAATTGTTTTTCTATTATGAGTCTATGCTCATAATACCAGCCTTTGAAGTTTTTTGGATGCTCTGGCACTTTTACCAAAACATACCCTTCTTTACTAATCTTTTTTTCTCTCCTATGCCAAGCTTGGATAGGGTTGTACATTAATACCCTACTGCTATTACATATAGTTGAAATTTAATTGAATTGCTACCACTTGCTGCAGTTGTTGCTGCATTCAAAGTAAATACTGCTTTTGATCCATTAAATGATGATAGCCAACAGTATCTCTGTGTACCGCCCGCTGTATATGGAGTTCCAGTGATTGAAAGAATTGTTGTAAGGCCTAGGTCAGTTGCATTAACAGTGATATTAGATCCTGCAGGAAAACCTGCATCTCCAATTGTAATAACCTTGTATGCAAGTCTCGGGGTGACAGGGGTCTTAGAATTTGTATCAACAGTCTGTGGAGGCGTAAGCTTGTTAACCTGTGTTTGAAGATTATTGATTGCAGTCATCATTTGAGAAATAAGGCTATAGTCAATAACCGCATTATCTGTAGGTAATACTAAGCTTGTCATAGTTTATCTCCTTCTGGATGGATAGAAATTTCTTTCTCTCCCGCCCGTACAATCTCTGTATCAAGCCATTCTAGCACATCTGGATCAGTTATGTGACGGCGTTTTGAATCGCTTATAAGATATATTTTACCATCTGCTATGTTCTTGACCAAAGTACCGTCTCTAAAGCCCAGCAAGCCGCTTGTAGGGATACCTGAAATCTTGTCATCTGTTGTTTTTATAACTGGCAATGTCCATGACAACATAGCTCTATCAGATACAAATTTAAATTTCTTTGACCCTTTTATATAAAAATAACCTTTTTCAGTTTGGGCAATTAGACCGCTTGGAACCGAAGGGCTGTAATTTTTACTTGGCGATTTCTGAAATACCTTTAGAATATTCATCACGAGCCTTTTCTTTTTCCTTATATTCAGTAATAGCATCTGTTAGCTCCGTCAATTCTGATCTCAAAAGTGCAACCTCAATAGCATGATCTGCTGCCATTTGACCAATACGTTGTTTTAGAGCAGTAATGATTAATTCTGCCTTATCCATTTTTACATCCTTTTTTATTGATTAAGCAAATCTATTTGTGCATTTAATGCTTGTTGTTTAGCTTTTTCTATTTCAAGATTGTTATTTAAAGCATCTATTACATCTTGATTTGGATTTGCTATAGCTTTTTCCTGAATCAAATTTAATTGAATATCAAAAGCATTTTCAACAGAAGCCTTATAATGTTGATTAATTATATCTATCTTTTCCTCTTTAGTCAATTCCATTTATTCCCCCTGTTCTTCCACGAGATCTGGAACTTCATGGTAAGCTCCCCACTTTCCAATTGGGCATGTAGCATGTGGAAGCTTAGCTTTTGCATTCATAAAACAACCACACTTTTTACACTGATTTGTTAGTTTAATTAAAGATGGACAATTTTTGCATATTTCAAATCTATGATTAAATGTGTCTTCTGGAACATTATTAATATTTGGATTAATTAAATCCCAAGGTCTTACAGAATCACCTTCATTTTTTTCTTTCCATATTTGCCACGGTGATTTTTCTGACATTTATTAAGCTCCCACAATTGTTGCTGGCTCTGAAAAAGTGCCAGTGGCTGCGTCATAAGACATGCCAATTCTTACTGATGAAGGATCGTCATTAAACTGCTTAGTAACATCAAGAACAATTGGATTACTTAAAAAAATTGCAGAAAGTCTTTCATCTGTATGTAAAAGTTCAACAACTTCTCCATCAAGAATATAAGCAACCTTGATAGGTGTTAAATTATTTTGTGAAGCATTATCGGTCATTTATTCTCCTTTTTATTTATTATACACCATATGGCTTTTTCTGTCTACTGTATAGAAAGATTATCTGCCCAAAGGTCATAGTTTGTCGTACTCGGTGTCATTATGATTCCCGCATAGCTTGAACCATTAGCATCTGCTTTTGTTGGAGACGTTGCATTGTATGTTAATGTGCCTAGTGAATTAGTCAAAGTACTATCATATGCAGATACTACAACACTATTCCCCGATGTTACAACCTTAATCCTGCCTGGAGCAATTGTGGCATATGAATTATTACTTGAAGACATGTGTGTTGAACCTGAAGATGAGATGCAGCTAGTACCATTTGCTGAAGGTGAACTACACATTAATGTGACTGCAGATCCGCTTGCAGAATATATAACTATATCAGTATAGTATGTAGTTACCGTTCCAGTGGCAACCGCACAAGAACCACAACCTGTCCCGCCAGAATCTGTATTTATTGTTGATCCACTACAATTTGAACCAGTTTGTGCAGAACTACATCCACATGTTCCTGTAGTTGTGTTATTAGAATAACTTGCACTACCACTACAAGTTGATGCAGAATAAGTTTCATATGTACAAGATGATTGACAATTTGTAGTTGTTTGAGCAGCTACACGATAATAATAAAATGTTGGATATGCTGAATAATCTAGTGCACATGGCTTGCCTACGTTTGCTGCAGTTGCAGAATATGTAGTTTGTGATCCCGTATATCCATACGAGTTAGAAATATCACATACATAGTTTGTGACAGGTGAACAACCTAAATCTGTAATGGTACATGACCCGCTTCCACAATTTGAATATGCAATATTGTGTGCTTGAGTTTGAGTAGTTCCATTCCAAAGCAAAGTTGTTCCAAAACAATCTGTTACTGTAGTTGTGCCTGAAGTTCCACAATTATAATATGTATATGTCCCTGGACTACACGTATAAGCCGTACCACTGGACGAACTTTGACTTGTTGATGCTGCCCACCATTGTGAACCGCTTGCGGCCCAAAAAGCAATACCTGGACCTGTTCCTTGATACGGTATATCAATTTGTGCCGTAATATCAGTTTTACCTGTAAGTTCAATTGCTTCAAGCGGATAATTTGAAGGAGTAGCATTAGATGCTGGCAATGCTGAAACAATTGCTCCATAATTACTACCACTTATTTGTTGTGTCTTCCAGTGTGAGTCTAGGTTGTTTAATCCATATGTGAATCCACTTGACATTGTTCCTAGGCCGCTTGATACGGATCTATTAAAATTGTCAGTTACAGTAGGTATATATGCTTTTATAGAAGCACTATAATAATAATAAACTTGAGAATCATTTCCAGTTACGGCATCAACATAATAAAAATAATATGATGGATTTGTGGCATCAGACTGTGTAATTGTATATGGAGAATTACCAGCATCTCCAAGGCTTGAAGTTGTTAATCCGTTAACAACTCCGCCAGATGGTATATACTGTTGTAGTATTGCTCCAACATAAGATATCTTTGAAATATAAGTGCCAGATTGATAGGTTCCTGAAGTGCCAGTTAAATTTGTCAAAGCAGCACCTGTTCCAGACAAGGTTGGAGAGGTGAGCTGAGTTGGTCCACTATATGAAGAAAAAAACAAATTCCATCCACTATTAAAGTATATATAGCCCTTTTTTATTGGATACCACAAATTATCTGATTTTTTTATAAACATGCCTTTTAATGAAGTCCATGTACTTCCAACTTTTATTTTTATTGCCATTTTATTTCCTAGTATGTAACATAAATATCACCATTATTGCCTGAAGGTGCACTTGCTGTTGATGATACAGCAATTATATTTCTTAAGCCGCTTTGATTATATGGAGTAGAACTTTGTAGCCATATTCTATTATCTGATCCGTTTAGCTGAATACTATTGTATCCTCCAATTGCTGTGGCGTAAACACCAAGATCTAAATAACCCGCAACAGCTCCGCTGGAATTTGCCAAAGAAATTGAAAAATTATTAGTTCCGAATAAACCCATACTTGCATATGTTGTTCCAGCTTTATTAAAGTTAATAGAATATGCCGCATCCGTACCACCGATAGGTGTTCCACCACTTATATTAGATGGAGGATTAGTGTAGCTTTGTATAACAATTCCATTTTGTCCATCTAAAGAGTTCATCAGTGTTCCTGCAAAATATGCGGACCAGTTATTTGTATCGTGATTTGGTCCAGTCGGAGTTGTAGAATCTACTGCGGGTGGCCATATGGCAAGACTTGGAGTAATAATTGCACCTGTTGATAAATCAATATATGATCCAGTTGTGGAATATACATATGTTCCAGTCAATGGAACTGTAAGGTTATTTGAATATAAAGTTCCAGTATTTACTGTTCCATGACCTATGGATGTAAATGTTTGTGGAGTATATCCACTTTGTAATATATAGTTTGACAATGAACTAGATATACTGCTTATAGAGCCACTTAAACTATCTACAGAGCTTTGTGTAGCCCCGCCTGCATCAGTAATAGATCCAATTGTAAGTGTGCCTGCAAAAAATGCATTGCCAGTTCTTGAGTCAATATAAAACTCTGGAGTTCCACCATTATAAGCCATTATTCCAAACTGATTTAATGCTACTCCATAGTTTGATGCCGTTAATGCGGATGGAGTAACTCCATCTGAAGATCCAGTCAACGGGTCTAGCTGTCCTAGGCCATCATCAAAAGTTCCAGCGTAGATGGTTCCGCCTGCAAGCTGCATATCGGTTCCACCATTTGTAACTTTAAAATTATTTCCACCTGTGCTATTTGCACCAGTTGTAATTGTTGTTGTAGTAGAAGGTGAATGTGTTACAGTTCCATTAACAGTTTTAACTGCATAGACTTGTAATTTATAAATAGTGTTTGGCTGTAAGCCTTTTACTATTAATGACTGAGAACCCGCCATTTATTCAACCTCCTATCTTATAGTAGTTCAACGTAATATTCTATATCCAATGGTACGTTATAAAGCTTTGCTATTGGTGTAGTTAACACTGATTTACTAACTATTGATTCTTCCATAGATATTTCTGCTGCACTTGAAGTTTTAATTGCATCAAGTGTAAGTGCTGCAGTTGAATCAGTTCTTATTGCTATTGATGAAATGTAATTAAAGTTAGATATTGTTTTATCTGTTCCCGTGCCTACACTTGTATCAAAATTAGTTGATAAAACAGAATATCCTGTGTTATTGGTTAGTGTAAAGTTAATTGTTTGTGTATATCCAGCTACGTCGGTTAATGTAACTGAAACATTACCCGCTACTGTGTTGTATACAAGTATCTGCAAAGAGTCTATAGAGCTATAGTTACTGAATGGTATAGCAAGTCCTGTATTCTGATACAAAGTGCTATTTGATATAGTAACTGAATATTGACCAATTCTTGGAGATGCAGCACCTTGTGGTGTAAAGACATTTGTAGATATAGATCCCGCTGGTGTTGTCCAATTGGCTACATCTGACATATCAGTAAGAATCAAGTTATTTTTATTTGAGGACGGGGAATTTCTGTTGGTTGTAGCATATGTGCCAATTTCATATATGTTGGCATATGTATTTTCTGGAATTGTTCCTCTAATCACAATAAGATCAGGATCTCCAGTGGTTGCATTAGCTGCTATATAGCTTTTTAAAATAACTGGATATCTACCTGTTTCAAAGTTAAGTTGTGTATCTGTAGCTGTAGGAGTTGTTGGTAATGCACCTATGGCTATATCTGCAGACCAGTCCACTCTTGAAGCCGCCAAATATTGCATCAGCATCTTTCTTCCATTGTTGGTTATAAGATTTGAAGATCTTCCAATCTCAATACCGTTTTGCTTAAAAACATATGTACCTTTAAATTGTGACTGATTCACTGATTACCTCCACGGAAGATGATTTTGCATAGTGTACTTGTATTTTAGCAGAATATGAACCACTGTACGATCTGCCGTTTGTTTGAGTTAATGTAAATGTTATATTGCTGCCTGATTTTACCAAAGCGTAGCTACCATGTACTGTTCCAGATGTGTAAGCCTTTGATCCACCTGTAGCTGGTATGCCTGTATATGTCATCTGTGTTTGTCCAGAGCTGTTTGGCAAATTTGATCCAGTAACTGTAATGGTATATGAAGATGCGTTTGTCTTTGCAGGAAATTTAAATTGAAGTGTGCTGGATGTTTTAACTGGAGTTGTAATCTTCTTTACTGTAGATGTTGCAGACCCCTTTCCTGAAGACACACCGACCTTGTTGCTGCTTACTGTAAAATATGTACTTGTTGCAGTCAAAATAGTTAATCCTGAAATATTTAATGATACTCCAGATTTTACTCCAAGGCCTGTGACTGTTACTGATTGACCAGCTGAGAAATTATTTGCACATGTATAAGTAATTGTAGTTCCATTTCCAGTAGCAGCGGTAACTACTCCGTTTACAGGAGTTGTTGTTGACGTAACAATAGCTTTATTGGCAACTGTTTGAATTACCGATGCACTTGCGGCTGGAGCTGTGGCAGCTGTTGGAGGTGTTGCAACAGAACCCTCTGCTTCATAATAAACATGATATACAAAACTTCCATCAAATGGATCTTCTGGAGCTGGATCAAATGTAATCTCTATATCCTGCAAAATTCCAATATCTGTATTTACTGTTGTAAAAGTTCCATCCCACTTTATATTTGATGGAGGTAAAAGGGTGTTGTCAAGTTGTCCATTAACTTGACTGGAGTCTGGTATATCTCCTGCATATAGGTCTGCTGAAGAAACAACTCCTGCCACTCCCGCCTCAGAATATTGTGTTTTGAGCCATACGGCGAACTGAGCTGCTGTAAGCTGATGAATAGTCCCAGGATAGTTTCTTATATAGTCTGGATCATTTCTTGGGTCATTAGGACCAATCCAAATTTCAGGCTTTTTCTTTATGGCAGCGGCAACTGTACCAGTGACTGGTTTACCTGTAGTTCTTTTCTGTACTGAACCCGCCATATTTCTCCTAACTTAAATTATAGCATTTTAGCTATAAATCAGCCAATCTGATTTAAAGTAAGCAATGTTGTTAAGCCTGTATCAAAAATTTGCTCTACGCCTTGTACAAAATATTTTTGCCCAGTTATGTTCTTTAGGCCATAATTAATGGTTACAATATCGCCAATTTCAAATAATGGGTTTCCATAGATTGATATTGTAGTGTCTCTTGAAAACCCGTCCAAAGCACGGTATATAGTTCTTAAAATTGAAGTTGCAGTATTTTTATCTTGTACCCAGCTTGAGGTTATATCAACCACTTCATTTATATTTGCCTCATCAAAAACTTTTTCAATAGTGACATCTGGGCCCAAGGTGATGAGAGTATCGGTAACTAAGCTAAAATCAACATTGATTTTATTAATTGTATCTGCTGCTTTTTTAATCCAGACTTGGGACGGGGAGCAGTTAACAATTGCAAATCTACTTCTGAACCCAGAATGGTAGACTGGTGAATAATTAAGTGCATATTCATCAACCTGTATTGAAGGAAGATTAGGTGTTGTTGTATTTGTATTTACAACAAGCGGAGCTGATGGATCAACAATATAGTACCAATCGTACATAAGTTTTAATGGGAATGCATCTAGGGAAGGTGCTTGGGCATCTTTAATGTCATAGTAGTTTATTCCAATAATTACTGGGCTTGGCTGTACTATGTAACTAATTTCAAGAATCTTTTTATTACTTGCAATCTTTTCAGCAAACCAAGGCAATTGATAATGATAAAATATATTTTGATCATCTATGCAACTTTGGGTTGCATAAACCTCAGCAAATTTTACTGCTGCAGAAGTTCCAGATACAAATACACCAAATTTTCCACTGGTGTTTGGCGGAGTAGTTATAGATGTATGAATTGGCACTCTTGATCTATTAATAAATATTTCAAAAGCATTTGGTGAAAGTGCATTAGGATTTGATGAAGATTGTGTAGGGTCTTTTATAACTACTTTAAGATTAATATACTTACTATATTCTGAGAATGGAGAATTGATATCATAAAGCGTTCCTTGAGCTTTTATAATATTAGTTACATCTACATGTGGCATTGTTGGAATAAGTAAGTTTGTAGTTCCATCAGATGTTGCTGAAAGTAAATATTGATCATTTCCTTTTGAATCTTTTTGCTGTGTTATTGATACATACATACTAGGCTGGTTGGAAGTATTGTGCATGACAAGACCCATCTTAGTTCCCGTCGGATATACCCCAGAAGATCCTGCATTAGCACCCATCAAAATTTTAGTTGAAAAAGTTTTATAATCATTAAGTGATCCATTTGTTGAATATGGGTCTAAGCATGTTATCTTTGATATTTCTCCAGAGTTTGATGTCAGCATCAAATCTCCGTTGCGAATAGAGATAGCTGTTGCAGCAGAAGTATCAAATTTTTGCTGTATATCGTTTAGCGTTGACATCTTAACGTGATTTCTTACGGGAGTATTAAATAGTCCTCTATCTACGTTTGTGATGTACCCAGTTCTTGTAACTGTAATATCACTATTAGTTCCCGTCTGCTCAACTACTTCTGCAAATTGGGCGGCAAAGTCTGAAGAGTTTGCAATTGATCTTATTTGATTTCCTGCTGGTGTAGAGAACAAAAATTCTTTGTATTTAAAGCTTACAATCTCACCTTCAATAATTCCAAATCCGTCGTGATCTATTCCATATGAATTAAAATTCACTGCACCTGTTGCTGCCGTTGCTTCATTATCTGGCACTCTAAATTTAGTAGCAGTTAGATCCATTGTCTCTGCTAGGTGATTATAGGTAGTTGATTCATCAATAGTTGAATCCCAAATAACATTTGCTGAAGTCTGATATGTTGGTGGAACATTTACATAAAGATTATCATTGAGAAGTGACTGATCTGCTTTTAAAGTCTTAACAACTTGAGGTGTTTTATAGGTAAGTGTTGCTTTTCCTACTTTAGTTTTAACTGTTTCAGTATATGTATCTTGTACAATATTGCTATCAACAGTAAGGTTATTTGCATATCCATTTGCGGTGCTGATTGATTGTGAAGTTTTATTATCATGTAGAAGCATATTAATCTTATTTGATGGATCAAAAATTCCATCAACGTTAATAAATCTCATTACACCATATGAATCTATATATGCGGCTATTTGATAGACTTCAAAAATTTCTCTAAGCACATCAAAAACCTTTTGCTGAGTTCCATCAACATAAAAATATCTCATCTTTAATGGTGCTGTACTATTTTTTATAGTTCCATCTGATAGCTTTACGGTTGATCTACACACTCTTCTAAGCTCGTCATAGTTATAGTCTGTGAATCCTGCAAAATCTAGTATGTTACTTATAAGTCTAAAAGCATCTTCTGATTGTGAAACATAGTCTGTAGGCTGTGCAAGCTGCAAATACTTTGTGCTGTCATATGCAGTTATTACAGTTTTTTCAATATCTTTACCATCCCAGGTATCAACATAGAATACTCCGCCTGGTATAAATTTATCTGAAGATGTTGCTCCTGCAACTGTATCCTTAATAACATAGTTCACATAGCATTTAACATAATTTCTAAACAAGCCTTTCAATATTGAACTTGATGAGTTATTTGAAAACAATGTTAGAACTTGGCTACTTACTGTTAGAGGCACATTTGAAAGTGTGATAGTTGCCATATTTGAAGATATAGCGGAAATTGGAAGTGGGTTCATTTTATTATCAAGCTGAGCATTCGTATCAACTGACATGGTGAAGTATGTAACATCAATCTCTAGTCTAGGAGATACTTCAATGACTTGCATTCTTTTCATTTGAGCAGTTTCATCAAACGTTGTTCCAGGGTTTGTGGTTGTTGTTTTATCTGGATTGTTAGTTATAATGGTAGCGTTTGTTGAAGACGACTTTGAAGAATAGTATGCATTTAAGTTTGCTGAATTTTGCGTCACTGTAATTTGATTAATTTGTTTTACAGCTGAAGCTCCGTTATTACCACCAAATCTAACTACACCATTAAAATCAAACTGTGGTGTAACTGACCATGATCCACCAGCAGCGGCTGATTTCCAAGATCCGTCAACCTGAAGGTACAAAATGCAAGTGCCTGAACTATCAATATCTGCATTAGTTAGGTTAACACTTGTTGTATAGCTATTAGTATATGTTCCGCTTGAATTTGTATTATTTGATAAATTTACAGTAAAGCTTGATGGGTTTGCATATGAAAGATTAAACTTTATTACAATTTTATTTGTATTAAGAGTTTTATCATATATTCCAGTCAAAGATGGGGTTGTTGAATCTGCTACAAAATATTTATACTGAGACCATTCTGATAAGAAACCGTTTTTATATACTGGATTTGAAGTATCTGTTGCCAGCAGAGTTGGGTGATATACAACTGGACTTACTGGCATTGTTTGATTATTAAAATCATAGTAGCTGGTCTGGAAATCATATTTTATTTGTCTGAAGTTTGATGGATGCTGAACAAGAGCATTACCCGAAGGAACAAAGCTTTCTCCTGGTCTAAACGCATGAAAAGGAGAGTATGTAGTCCATAGGTTTCCATACTGATATTCAAAGTCTGTTGTTTGATGCATTTCAAGTTGATCAATCAAAATTCCATAAGTAGATGTACCATCAGTTGCTGAATGATGCAGAGAAAGTGTCGGGCTTGAATATGGTGTTTGTGTTGGGCGGGAACTTAAGTAAACCTCAAACTTAGTCCATGTAACACTATCAATATCTTGTGATACTGAGTGTGCTCTATGATAATCAATCATTGCTAACGCTGAAAGCTTTACAGTTGCATCTCTATCAACCTTTGCATAGAAAGTAATCTTGTATGTATTGGTTGTGTTTGTTAAATTAGATATAGTTAGTGTAGATGAATTTGATCCTGATGTTGTACTAAACAGATAGCATGATCTGGTAGTCTGTGATGTATCTGCTTGAAATACTGTTGTTATTCTACCTGCATTAGATGTTGATGGTCCATTTGACCATGTTCCAGTAGGAACTATTGTTGTTCCCGCCCCGTTTGTTGTGACATATGGAGCATAGAAAAGATTATAGTTCCACTCAAGTGAAACTTGCGGGAGCACATAATGTGAATCTCCAGATGCGAAGTATTGTTGAATTGTTGATGTACCTAGCATTAGATCTCCGTAAACTCTATATTAATGTTTACCAAGTCAAAATCTTTATTACGCTTTAAAACTTCATAATCAAATGATGTTATAAAGACGTTGTATGTCATGTTGCCAGAACTATTTGCAACATATGATGGCACATATGTATCTCCATTTGTATATACATCTGCTGTTGCAATTGTTTCTGTAGGAATAAATCCGTTTGTAGTATTTATATTCTGAGTATTTGCAGAAGCTATTGTTAATCTTACATAAATTGGGATAAAGACATTGGCTTCATAGAATGATTTCATCCATGCTCCCGCATAATTTTTATCTGTAGATAAAGATGTTTTGCTCCAGACATTTTGCCAAGATGCAGTTATTTTATGTTTTCTTGCAATAACATATCGGCGGAGTGTTCCGTCTGCCATGCGGTTAGTCTTTTCAATAACTTCATATGCAACTTTAATGGGTTGACGATTATCATCAGTTAATTTATACCAAGTAGAGTTATCTATTGATATTTCAATTCCAGCATTCAGCATATATGACATTATCCACCCACCACGCTTACTCTACCACTCATCTTTGCTTTTGCATCAATCTTGGACATTGCATCATGAATTGCCTTTTCCATATCCACTGTTGAGTCAACCTTTGCTACATTCACATTTACATTATATATGTGATTTGACCCAGCTGCACTTTGTTTCAAATTACCCGCCGCTTCAAATGTATTTTGAGTAAGATCTGCGCCTTCTAACAAAGCTGCCAAAGGTCCGAGTGCTTTTGGAATTAATCCCAAGCCTTTTGCTGGCCCAGCCAACATTGAAGCAACTCCTAAATAATCCCAATTACTTTGTTTTTTACCTTGTAACAATCTTAATGCTGGACTAATTCCAACTGTTTCAAGGGCTTCTTTACTCAAGAAACTTAATGCACTGCCCATTTGGTGTTCTGCATTACCAATGGCATTACCCATTAACATATCAACAATACCGCCGTTAGCAAAGTGACGAGAAATTCTATTCATGTGTTGACGGTGATAAGTAATAGAAGAGTTAGTTCTTGCTACCCCGCCTTTAGCAAGATGGCGGGCATTAAGAGCATCAAATGTTCCCTTACCATAATGTGATACTGCACCTGCATTGATTACATATTCACCGTTTGAAAGCATTGCTGGTATTGAATCAGATGTTGAAGATCCTGGTCCAGTTATGTGTCCACCATCTGCTTTTGAAACTGGATATGCTTGGAATGTTGGCAAAAGGCCTTTTCCTGGATTTTTATTTATACCAGCAATCTTATATTGCTTTCCATCTTGCCCAGTAAATGTAGCACCTACGCTTGGAGAAATTTTAAACTTATTTAAATCACTTAATGATCCAAAACCAGATGCTGACAAACCTGGGCCTTTTTGTCCAGCCGTTGAGTCCATGTTAATTGATCCTGGGTTCGGACCATTTTGTAAAGCAGCAATTTTTTTAGTCAATGCATCTATTGCCGCAGTATTATTATTTTGTGCAGTAGTCTGCAAAGTAGTTGCTTGAGCATTTGCTTGATCTATTGCTAATCTATTAGCATCTGCTGCTTGTTGTGCTTTATCTACACTGTTTTGTAAATTAAAGTCTTTTGTAGCACCCATGAGTTGTTGCTGTAATAACTGGGCTTTAAGATTATCGCCTGTGGCTTGAGCCATAAGAATTTGATTCTTAAGATCTTCTTTTGTTGTAGCATAATTTGTATTTTGAGTTTGTGCTTTTTGCAAATCTTGAAGCTTTTTAAGATTTGCATCAAGAAGCTTTTGTCTTTGATTTAATGCTGGAAGCCCTGCATTTGTTGCAGCTGTATTTGCTATTTGCCCAGATGTATTTGCATTTTGCAGTTTATTAAGTTGATCTTGCAAACCTGCAATTTCTTTAGCATTTTTCTTTCTTTTATCCTCTTGTGCTGTAAGTGTTTTATCTATTGCTCCAGACTTAAGGTCTTTTGACAATGTTGCAAAAGTAATATTAGCTCCGCCTTGATATGCTGCAAGGGTTTTAAGTATGTCTCCTCCGTTAAACCCGCCCTGTCCTTGCATTGCAGTTATAAGCTTTATGGCTCCAGAATTTCCTAGCTGGGTGAAGTACCCTAATAGTCCCGCTACTTGTTGTTCGGCAGTTGCCGATGAAGAACCGATTGCTTTTATAGCTAGATTTATGCTATCTAGGGAGTTAGCATTTAATGCTGCACTTGTAATTTGTCCAATTACTTGTGAGAATTGTTTTCCATTTGGCAATGCGGCACTTAGTGATGCTCTCATTGCATCTAGCTGGTTTGCAACTGGAGGCTTTGCCGCACTTGCATCTTTACCGCCAACTGTTAATATTAATTGTTCAAGCTGCTTTGCTTGTGTAGGACTTGTATTATTAATAGCCTGATTAAGTGTTGCAAATTCAGCTGCTATTTTTGCTGCAGATCCTGAATCTCCTGCATCTTTTACTTGTTTAATTACTAATGCTAGAGAGTTATCTTTTGGTAAACTCTTTACCATTGAAGCAAAGCTGTCTAACTGCTGGCTTGTATATGCTATATTTGCACCCAAAGCTTTAGCAGCATTTGAAGTTCCGCTTGATGGATTATTAAGTACAATATTTAGGTCTTTTAGATGAGATGTTGTATCAACAACTTTACCACCTAGGAATTGAACTGCATCTGCACTTGATGTAAAGTCTGCTTTAGATTCTGCAGCATGTTGTTTTTCCATAGCCATTAATGACTTTATGCCACCTGTTACAAGGCTTATTGCGGCTCCCGCCGCCATACCCCAAGGTCCAAATCCTGCACCCATTCCAGCACCAGACATTGCATCTGTAATTAAATTACCACCAGGAAGTTTGCTGAGTAGCGGTGAAGCCATCTGTGAAACTGTTGTTATGCCCATACCAACACCCATACGGCCCATCATTCCCATACCAGAGAATTTAGACATCATTCCGCCTAGACGAGAATTAGCACCGAATGCTCTACTAAATATTGACTGTATCTTTGATTGACCTGCAGATCCATTAAGTCCTTCTTCAATTCCGTCATGCATTGATGAAACAACTTTTTTGCCTTCAGTCCATAACTCAGGTGCTTGTTCTTTGACACCTTTTTGTACTCCAGAAACATATGATTTTCCTGTAGCTTCTCCCTTTTTGGAAGGAGATTCTATCTCAAGTTGTTTTCTTGCTTCTGAATCAAGCTTAGAAAAGTTTCCTGAATCAATAAGTCCTGATGCCATCAAGGTATCTTCTTGAGATTTAGTTACTGTTTTTCCAGCTAGTATCTTTGACACTATACCAGATATTCTAGTATCGCCACCTACAAATCTTCTAGTTCTTCCCGATCTTCCCTTACCCGTAGTTCTTGTTTCAAGAGGTGCTTCCAAAGTACTAATTGCATCTTGAGTTTGTCCAAAGCTTTGTTGTTTTAATACTTCATTAACAATTTGACCAACTTGTGTTGCACTTTCTTGTCCTGGTCCTGCGACATCTTTAATCTGCTTGTTAGCTTTAGCCAAAGGCTCTAACCAAGCCTTTATTCTTTTATCAATTTCATCATAAAAAGCTTGTCTTTGTTTTGGATCAGTGATACCTGCAGTTGTTGCCATTGGTCCATATGCCAATTCTTGACTATGAGTAATTGATCTTGAAGCTGGATTGCCAGCAGCATCAACGACTCTTAGCTTTGGCATTAATCTGCCACCATTGCCTACAGACATTGTTTGTCCATTTAAATAATCTAAGTAGTCCTGTGCTGACATGCCACTGTTTGTACCTTGATTTATTTCTCTATGGTACATCGCAACTTTTGCATTTTCTTCACTTGCACCTGTTGGCAAATCTATTGGAGCATCAAGGTGTGCTACTTCTCTATCTGCATAACTTCTTATATTTCCGCTTTCAGACAAATAATTAAAGTTTCCACCATATTGCTGTCTTACATTAGCTCTAAGTCCGCCATTATATCCTGGCAAACTTCCAGATATAATTGCATTGATTAGTGGTCCATGTTCTGCTACTGCACTCTTTGGAATTACCGCTTCGCCTGGAGTGAGCATTGCAGGATAACTATCTGAGTTTCCTGTTCCTGGAACAACTCCTCCTGTAGCCATTCCTGGTGCTTTGAATGGTATCTTTCCGCCAGCTAATCCTGCCTCTACAGTACTAACTATTGCAGAACCAGTTGATATATTCATTGCAGTATTGATTGCTTCAAGACTTGTAATCAATCTTTGAAGTGCGGCGTTAAGGGTATCTACTGCAGTAACATTTTCAAGCAACCCTGTTTGAAATGCATCTGTTGCTGTCTTTGCAGCAATTCCAGCGGGAGTCATTAATTCTCTCCACTTTTTACTTCCATCAATAACACCAAGTAGTGAGTATCCAACCTTTACTACTTGTCCAAATAAGTTAGCAAACAAACCAGTAATCATAATTACTGGACCAGCTATAACTCCAAGTGTAAGCAAAATTCCTAAACCTGATTTAATTGGGCCAGGTAACTTATTAAAGAAATCTGCAATCTTTTGGCCAAAGTCCATAATCTTTGTTCCTACTTCAAGAATCTTTTGACCAATTGGATATAGTGAAGCTTTAAGTCCTTCTATTGCTCTTTGCCATTTAGCTGTAGTAGAAGCTGTAGCTTGAGCCATTTCTTGTCCCGCCAAAGTTGCAAGCTGTGCATTTGTTGCACCAGCTACCTTCAAAGCGTTTTGTGTTTGAGATCCTACTTTTCCAAAGTTATCAAGAAGTGCTGACACACGAGCAAACTGGAACTTACCAAATAACTTTTCAATTAACTGCTCTCTTGCAAGTGGAGCTATTCCTACAAGAGCTGACTGCAGAGCCATAAGCATTTGTACTGGTGTTCCAGATGATTTAATTTTATCTAGGTTAATACCGAACGATGCAAACTCTTTTGTTGCGGCTGAAGTTGGTGCAATGATAGATGCAAATGCTGATTTAAGTGCGTTAGCGGCTTGGGCTGCTGGTACACCAGCTTCACGCATTGCAAGAAGCATAACTGCTGTGTCTTTGTATGAACCACCAAGTTGTGCCATGATAGGTCCAACACGAGGAATTGCATCAGTCATATCTTGAAGCGACATGGTGGTTTGCTTCTGCATAGATGACATAAAGTTAACTGCGTTGGCAAGATCCATAGTGCTTACCTTGTAAACGTTTTGTAGCGAAACAATAGTGTTTGTTGCTTGTGTTGCATCAATAGCACCGAGCTTAGAAAGTCTTTGTGCTTGATATGTTACATCAAGAAGATTCTGACCTTCTTTACCCATAGCTGCAAAGTTTGCTGCTACTTTAACAGTTTCTGACTGTGCAATACCCATTTGAGTTGCAACTTGTGCGCCCAATTTAATAACTTGATCAGAGATCTGTGTTAATTGTGCTTGTGATGGGGGTGTAAGACCTTCACCATAAAGTCTTTGCAATCTTGTTAATTCTGTATTTACTGCCTTAAAAGCTGCAACAGCTTGGCTACCAAAAAGCAGGGCTGGCATAGAAAGACCAACAGTAAGCTGACGACCTGCCCACTGAGTATTCTTACCAAAATCAATAAGCTTTTGAGATCCTTGCTGAACAGCAATATTAAATATATTTTGTTTGGCGGCTGCTAGTTCAACTGCTTTTGCAGTAGCATTAATGGTTGTAGGTGTGTATACACTATATACACCCTGCTTAGTAATATCTTGTTGGACAATAGAGTTATTAAGCTTAACTTGTTCTACTGCAAGTGCTTGTACGGATTTTTGAGCAGCACCCGAGCGACCAGTAATAATACTAAAATAATCTCCAAGCTTTAACTTTCCAGCTTGAAGTGCTGCTCCAAATTTTTCTGTTTCAGAAGTTAATTGTACTGTTTGCTTTGTAAAATTACCGCTAGATACTAAAGCATTACTAAACTCATTTTGAACATTTTTAAGTTGTGTTGTTAAGCTGGCATCTAATCCGACACCAGCAATACTTTTTTGAAGAAGTTGTACCTGTGTTTGAAGGGCTTTAAGTTGATTGTTAACGCTTGAAAAATCACCTAATGCGGTAATCTTTAATTGAATATTAGCCACTTATCACCCTTCCTGACTCATGAAACCAAGTCCTTCGTTTATACCAAAGCCTTCGTCTCTTGCAGTTCTTACATCTACCAACGCTGTAATATCTTCTGGTTCTTTATCTTCTTCCAGATCAATACCCTGCATTGCTGCCAGGAACTTCCTTTCACGATGTTCTCTATCTCTAGCTGCGTTCAATGTTGCCATCAACTCATCTAGCGACAGGTTGCTTTCAAGCTCATCATAATTTTTCCAATGACCGAGCAAGAAAACTTCGGACTCAAGGGAGGCTAGATCTAGTTCGTCCCAACTAGAGCTGCTCCCAGTAGGTTTGGGTCGTTAAGTTTCAAACCTCCGCAAACTTCAAGAATCTTCATCATTGTAGGAACTTCAACTGTTTCCTCAAACAAATCTTTATTTGTTGCTAGTGGGGACTTTGATGCTTCCAAGCACACCATAGCTGCTTTAATGAATACGTCCATTGCTGCATCTTCAGATTCATTCTCTGGCAGTTCCATTTCCTTGACAATATCCATAAACTTCTTCAACTGCTTAATAGGCAGGGGTTTTAGAGTAACAGTCTCCCCGTTACTTAATTCAATTTCTACTACATCATATACTGTTGTTGCCATTATAGCTCCTTTTGTTAGTTAAATTATACCAATACTTTGTGCTTAGACAAATTCAGAACCCCCGCCTTTTATTGACGGGGGCCTGAAATCTATATTAAGTTTTGTTTACAGATTAGTATGTACCGAATACACGGTCAATAACTACGCCGTATTCCATACCTGAGTAGCTTGGATCGCTATCTGGTAGGCAACGGAATGAAACTGGGAACACAGTTGCTGTGTCACGCTTCAATGCATGTGCGGTTGTATCAATTGATACTACACGACGTGCAACATATACACGCTCCTTGTTACGAGCAATAGCTGTTGTTACTCCAGAACCGATTGCAGTTCCTGCGTCTGTTGTTGCAACAGAAGAACCAATTTGTGCTGGTGCATTACCAACTGCAATAAGTGTACGCTCTACTGGAGCATCACCAAGTGCACCTGCAGCCATCTTAAGGGTTGCTGCTGGATTATCTGAAACAGTTGTAACTGTTGAGTCATTAGGAATCAACAATGGAATTGATTGAGTAGCTGTACCAGATGAGTTTGTTCCATAGACATAATCAAGTTGACCCCATGAAAGCTGAAGGTTTTCAAGAGTTGCTTCTGTGAGTTCTGTCTTAAGCATAACCTTAAGTGATTGCTTGAATAGACGAGCTGCATCAAGAAGCTGATCAACCATCACTTCACCATAGTTTGGCTCGTATGAAACTTCTAGTCCAGAAGTTGTGTAACCAACCTCACGGAATGTTGAAGATCCAAGAAGAGCTGAACGAGCTGATGTCTGTGAAGGCATGAGTGTTGCTAAATCTGATGCTTTTGTGTTTGGGCGACCTGCATCGTTAGAGCTGTTTCCAACGCTTACGAAAATAGATGCTGCACCAACGAGAATATTTTTTGTACTTGTAGCCATATTTTATATTTCACCACCTTATTTTATTTAGAATAAACAAAAAAGATGACAACTTACTTCCTCAAGTAAAACTATAGCATTGAAGGGAAATAATTCAAATTTTAAAGCATTCGGCCATTGCCAGATACATCAACCTCACGGGTATATCCATATACTATGGAGAGGTCTCCACTCATGAACCCGCCTTCATCAACAAATGGCTGAACTGGATCTGAAGTATCAAGTCTAAACCAGAGAAATTTGAATGGGCTTCCAGCTACTAGCGAAACATTAAGATCGCCAGCCGAAAGGTCGTATCTTCTGAAAAGGTCTATCAGGAAGTTAATTATTGTCTGAATTTGAGCATTATTTCTGGAAACTACTTCCATGATGAAATTTTCTTCTGAGACCCACCACTGAACACCATAGTTCTTTTGAGATACATTATAAGTAATATATGTTTTACCTGGCAAAAGATTGTTAAATTCTGGAACTTGTTGTGATGGAATAATAGGAATTAGTGGTTCTGAAAAACCATCAGCTATATAATCACTAGGCTTAAGAAGCCCTGAACTTTGCAATTCCGCCCATATAAAATTGCGAATATCGTAGGCTGCTACGTGTGTATAATCAGTTGTCATATAATCTCTACCTTTCCTGCTGAAACAGCTTCTGCTGCCCTCATAACCGCTTGTTTGACCTGTGTAGCCCCAGTACCGTTAGCATTTAGAACTGCTTCAGTTTCTGCCTGAATCTTTTCATAAAATCCTGATCCATCCATGACTACATTGCCGTTCTTAGTATACCAATCTAGCATATAGGTGGCAAAAGCATTTTTTGTTTGTATGCCCCCAGGGTTATTAATATTGATTGTTGTGCCCTTTGCAATAAAAGCAATTCCTTGTCCATCTGCAAAAGCCAAAACTTTTTTTGCAGAAAAACTTACTTTTGTTCCTTTTTCCATAACAGTTGCCTTATCAGCAAAAATACTTCTTTTTGAAACTACTTTACCAGTTGGTCCTGGTGTTAATAGAGCTGGGCTAATCGGAACTGGAAGTTTTGAGGGTAGGAATCTAGTATTTACATTTAAATCGCCATATAGCACAGCAGCTCTTTCTAAAACAAAAAGTCTTGACTGTGGCTTTCCAATTCCACCCCATTCATAAACATGGTGCATTTTCTTTGGATTACGTCTTGCATAATTGTCAAGATCTGTAACAAATCTATTTCCTGTAATTGTAAATGTAGCTTTTGCAATTTCTGTTAATACAGAAGGAGATGTTAATTCTTTTATTCCCGCTATCTTATTGTCAAGTTCGGCAATCATAGCCCCTGTATCAATTTGAAGTTGGATCATCGTCCTGCACCTGGACTCTTGTGACTACAGATTCATAATAAGAAATTTTACCAAAGGGGTCTAACACGGCGTGTGAAGAAGTTACTTCAAACTTAGTATCTGGAGAATCAATCTTATCAATTTCAACATATACTTGCTTACCATCACTTGAACGAATGTTTTCTATTCTCCAACGCTTGGACATAAGCTCAAGACCTTTTAGCTTTAACTGCATCTTCTCTGTATAAGCACCTTCAACATTTGTTGCATAAACTTTATTGTCGCCCCTAGTTGATGCCCCGCCTACTTTAATTGGCTCTACTTTGCACTGAATTGTTTTTTGATATACCCATTGACGAGTAACTGCTCCCGTATTTGGATCTTGTGCATTTTGTTGCTTGTAGATATCAGCCTTCATATTCATAATAGAGGCTATAACGGATGCGTTAAACATTAGATAATCACTATATTGACGTTGCGATATTGGTCTAGGATGTTATCTACGGTTACATTGCCTGTACCGTTAAATGCACCCTTTGCCATCTCAAAAGAGATTTCACTTAGGTCAACCTTTTGAAGGTATTTGTTTCTCCAATTATAATCATTTGCAAGAAGATCTTGAATTAAAAGCATTGATGCTTGTTTGATATCTTCTGGAACATACTTATATCCCATTTGCCCAACAAAAGTATATCTTGCACCATCTTTAAACTTACCATAGTACATTACGGTTGGATCTACTTGATTGTCATATTGAACATCCCAGCCAGGGTTCATGATGCGAACTCCTTTAGCTGTTGGCGTTATCTCAACAGAAAACCCAAATGTATTTAAATATGGTTGAATTGTAGTATCAATAACTACATAATCATTTTCAAGAACTTTATCAATAGTTAAAATTCTTTCTGTTAGTTCTACAATGTCTGCACCTATTCCACGGACTTCTTGTGAACCGTAGTATGTATAAAATTTTACTCCCGTATAACCTTCAATGATTGTTCTTGCCATTTTTTCAGCATTTGCAATCTGCTTTGGATCAACATAATTTGAATCTGCTGGTGTTGAACCAAATCCTAGGAAGTCAATAACTTCTGAAACTGTTGCATATGGAGACTCTACGCGATAGAAGTCTGTCTGTGTAGCAGTTACTCCACCAAGAGTGTAGGTCCATCTGACCTCTAGGACTCGGTTAACACTAGTAATTGCGGGGGTCAATAAAAATGAGTATATACCATTAGGTTGCTCATCTATTACAGACAAATTTGAAAAGCCAGTTATCACGCTTGCATCATTATCAGCATCATAGAATGATACTTTAGGATCGCTATCTGCTTGAGTTAGAACTCCATCGCTGAAGATTTCTAACTTTATTTTTACTTGGCTGTTGTTTGCTATTGTCTGCAATCAAATCGCCTCCTTATTTATGAGTAGTACTCTTGAGCCTCTCGGGGAGTCGCAAGGCGGAATCCATCTTGTGTGTCAAAAATACGTTGTGCGTCTGCTTCTGACATAGCAACAAAAGGATGTTCTTCAGAGAATGTATATCCACCAGTCTGGTAGGAGTGATTCATTCTTTCCATCTTAACTAAAACTGAATTTGTAGGCTTCAAAATCTTCTTTTCTCTTTGGACCTTTTCCATTTCTGAGATTTTGACTTCTTGCTTTTCTGCCCCGTCAAACTTAGCATACATCTGATATGTAATGCCTTCTTCTTCAATGGCAGCAATGATTTCTTGTTTTGTCTTTAATTCACTGGTATCTACACCAAATGAATCTGCAACTTTTCTTAATTCTGTAACTTTTAATTCTGTAAATGACATTAAATTTCCTTTCGTCATTGTTTATTATAGCAGAAAATGATTAAGGGGACTACCTAAGTAATCCCCCCAATCTTGCATCTAATTATTTAAATTAGAATGAAGTTGTAAAGCCAGCGACGTTTGAGCCACCAGTAATACCAGAACCGTTAGTAAAGGAACCGAGAGCTCCACCAACAGAACCTGCAACCTTGACGTTCTTAACGATAACATGTGCATCGTAGTTTTCCATTACGCAACCGACACGAATGAAGAGTGTGTACTCAATTGTGTCCTTCTTTGGTTGGAACAAGCGATAGACTGTTACATCACGCTTAATACCAATAATGAAGTTTTGAGGGAATGTCAAGTGAATCTCGCCATGAAGGCCAGCTGCACCTGAGTAGTCGCCTGAACGGGTCTCATCCATCAACGGAACGTTGATAACTGGGATACCGAAAGCAAATGGAGTTACAGTACCTGGACCACCATCGTTAGCTGCAACATCACCACGAATGATACCTGAAGCGATATCAAATGGGGTAAAGCCAGAGCTAGTTTCTGCGGTTAGGTTGAACAAGTAGTCTTGTACCAAGTTAGATCCTGTGAAGAAGCGAAGTTGGTTACGACGTTGCTTGTACTTACGAGGCAATGCCTTGATTGCTGCGTTGAAAATTGTCTTGTCTAGACCGTTACCGTTTGCATCAACAACGTGTGCGTTGTTAAGTGCGAGAGCACGGAAACCTTGGAACGCTGAAAGCAAACCTGAGCCAGTTCCGAGACCATTGATGAGAACATCCTCAATATCGTTACCTGCCTGGGTAGCCATCAAACGTGCAATGTGATCTTCTAGATCTGGACCCTCAACGTTATCTTCTAGAGATTCTGCTGAAAGTTCCCAGTCAAGACGTAGCTTACGTGTTGTAAGGGATACCTTGTTGAATTGTGCTGCTGCATTTGAGAACGAAGTAGAATTAGCGTTAGTCCAGGAATCGTTAGACGCAACATAGTTACGTGGATTCTCTTCCTGTGCAACGGTCATAATACGTTGTCCAACTGCAACACGATCAATTTCAGTTGTATTTGAACGCATGCGGATTGTACGAGCTGCCTTAGCAAGAATCGTAGCGTCCCACATGTAATCCAGGAAGCGGTTAGCCTGATCTGGATATAGGAGACCATTACCTGAAAGGTTAGATGCGTCGCCTGATGCATTGACTGCTGAAGAACCGAGGTTCGTAGTATCAATTACTTTTTGTAGAAGTTCATTACTCATTTATTTATTTCACCACCTTATTTTTTTGTTAGATTTTTATAGGTTATTAACACCGAGGAAGTGTCCTTGCCATATACTTTTTTGGATTGTAGCCATTGGTTGTTCGGAAACCCCAACGGACTTCTTAACTGCAGTTGCGGACTCAAAGCCCTTAAGTTGGTGATCAACATAGTCAATCTTTCCATACATATCCGTAACTGACTTTTGTAGGGCTTCATGCTTTTCTACAAGCTCTGTGTGTGACTTCTTCATTTCCTCAAATGAATTGTTCACCTTTGCAAGCTCAGCAGTGGTTACATCAATAACCTTCTGGAGATCTGCAATAGTAGCTGATTGTAGGGCATAATTCTTTTCAATAGACTCACCAAAGAAGGTCTTGAGGTCAGTGACCATCTTTGTAAAATCAAGTGTATCTTCAACTTCAGAGATTTCTACAGCCTTTTCAATTGTTGCTGTAACTTCTGATGTCTCATCTACAGATGAAACTTCTTCGGCTGGAGTCTCTGCATCAATTGACTTCTCAATTGTTACATCTGTGTCTTCTGCCATTTTGTTACCTCCTTCGTTGAGTGAATTTTCTTCACTCTTCTTAAGTCCGTCGTTAAACGTGACTTTTTGTTTTGTGTTTTGATCAGGATAGAGATTAATAGCTGTTGTGCTATCAATTACATTTCCCGCCAAACCTGGAGCTGCTGTCTCCGTTGCTTCATGTGCTGATGTTGGAGCATCATCTTTCTTGAAATAAGAATCAATTACCTTTTCAATTGCTTCAAACTTCTCAACATCTGCTTGCTCAACCCATCCAATGTTTGTCATCTCTCCATCGCAAACAACACAACTCTTTGTTGTTGCTGTTGCGGTTGATGCTACTTCATCAGTGCTGCACCAGAATACGTTCTCTGTTATAATGCCTTCTGCCATCTTTTGAATTGAAAAAATATTTGCAAGTGGGTTTGCTGGAGAATCCACAAGACTAAGTTCGTGTAGTTCATATTTGTGAATAACTCTCCTTGATTCTGATCCATCATCAGACTTTTCCATTTTTGCATCTACAATGTTTCCACCAATTGAGAAACCTGTATATGTACCATCTAAGCACTTCTCCCATGCATCTTGTGCACCCTTGGAGACATATGCTGTTACATAAATTCCGCTATATTTCTTGCCAGTCTCTTTATCAAAGAAAGAGTCTTCCTTAAAGTTAAGCATCTTGCCAACTGCAGAAGGTCCGTGCATCTCACGGATGTTTCCTCTGAAATTATCAAAAGCTGCTTTGCTTGCTTCAGCAGTTACAATGTCTCCATGCTTGTCAACATTATCAAGGGAAGCAAATCCCGATACGGTTCTTTTTTCTCTATCAACCTTGGCGATTGGGAATGAGAGGGCTAGAGAAGAGCCACTGTTATTCCAATAAGTTTTTTGTAGTTCCATATGTAAATAAATAATAGCAAGCTTTATAAATAAGTCATAATTTTAGGTGAAATTTTTACTTATTTTATGAACTGCTATTTCCTCCTTCTGTTGATTTTGGTATTACTTTTACATTCTGAAATTGCTGTTGTGGCTGCTCTGTAACCCCCGCCGTAGGGATAGATGTAGGCGGTAGGGGCGGTGGAACATCAGAACTCTTATCATTTATGTTATTAACATACGGGGTTTCTATGTGGGATTGTGGCATAACATTGGGTGATGCTGTTGAGTTATGAGATGCCAATCCTCCTGTTATAAAGCCCATAATAGGATAAATTAAACCTGTTATACTTTTCTGAAATCCTGTAGCTGCCCACATTCCATATGAACTAATAAGGGCTATTCCGAGCTGTTTTGCCTCTCCTACATTAAATTTAAAGTGGTGTTTTAAGCTCATAGCGATCCCTTCAAATTATCATAAACTATTTGTGGAACTGCTCCACCTTTTACAATAATTCCCAGCTTTTGATCAAATTTAGCCAATGCTGCCTGTGTTTGAGTATTCATTGTTCCAGTGGCATATTTTGAAGCAAGTAATGTTTTCTTAACTAATGCCTTCTGAATTGTTAATACTGCATCATTTGTTTGACCCAATTTAAATGAATTTTGAGATGTTGGAAATGGAGGGGCTATAAATACTGTAGTTGGCTTTGTTGTAGTTGCAGTAGTTGTTGTAGTTCCTGTATGCATCATTCCAGTTGTTCCCGCCACCGCTGCTCCTGTTGCTGCTACTCCTGCAGTAGCCTTCTTGCTTGTTGCAACGCCAGTTGTTGGCTTTACTGGAACTGGATATTTAGGTCTTACAATAGCCATAACATAGAGATATGGGCGATGCTCCCTATAACACCCGCCGCCATTTGCTGCTTCTTTTGTATTTTTATCAGTGGTATTAAAACCAATTGTTGTTAATCCATCTGCCGATGCTGCTTCAACAATTTCAATGTGTTCTGCAACTCCAGTTCCCCAAGAAAAGAAAACAAGATCACCAGGTTGTGCTTGATATTTATTTACAACTAAACCTTGGCGTTGAAACCAATTCAAACCTGCTGGGCAATAAGCAAAGCCTTTTGAAGTTTGTGCAGCTACTAAATGTGATAAACCAACTTGTGCAAAGCACCATGAAATTCCCATAGCACAATAACTTGCATTAGGAACACCATACCAAATTCCATATGGGTTTTCATTCATAGGACCTTCAACAAATCCTATTTGGCTTCTAGCAACGTTTAAAACATCTAGGGCTGTTGCCATTTTTTAGTTGCCTTCTTGTCGCCCTTCGCCTTTAGCGTTACGAGCTGTTCCCATTTTGTCTGGTGCATTTAAAGTTCTATTTTGGTCACGAGTTTTGTTTCCGCTTGCGTCTGATGCTGCATCTTGCATTGCTTTAGGATTGATAACCAATACTGCATCACCACCTTCAAGTGGAGCCATCCCACGACGTGCACGAACTTCGTTAGGAGTAATAACTTGATCCTTAAGATAGCGATCATCAATTCTTGATTGTGTCTCTTCATCTGTAAGTGCAAGTTCATTAAATCGCAATACGAAAGCATCGGTAAATTCTCTGATAATCAAGTTAACTTTAAACTCAAGTTCTTCTTGACGAGGACGACATACCTGCTCTTTAAATGTCTTATCTGCATCTTTAGCATTTGCCAACGATACACCTTGTGGCATACCGATCTTAGAAATAGGAACTCTGTGTGCAATAAGAATACGATCTCTATTTTCTACTGCATAGTTCTTGAATGATGAATCTTGAACTCCCGCTTCAACTGGCTTCATTTCAAACTCAACACGACCCTGTTCTCCGTCTGATGGAAGGGGAATATAAAGGGTTCTATGGTTTCTGCCTTTAAGTCCAGTTTGGAAGAACTCAAGCAACTTACGCTCTGAATCAGCAGTTAGTTTTGCACCCTTTACAACAATAATGTAACGAGGTACTGCTTTGTTCTCAAAATAATCCAGATTAAAACGCTGTGCGAACTCATCGCCCGCTACTGCATTCTTTGCTGAAAGAATGTCTGGTACTCCATAATATGTATTGGAAGGAGTAAAGACTTTGAAGTGAATAACTTCGTTTGGCTGGGGGTCAGTTCCAATCTGATCTGGGGTCTCGGTATCACCAAAGTTTCTAAAGAATGTGTAGCGGTTATAAACAACCTGAACAAAGCCATCACGGTGACGGCGGATTCTCATAGTTGTTGTAGGAATATGTCCAATGTAACCAATCTTTCCATTTGATGTACGACCAACTTCAAGATAGGCATTTCCTGTTGACTCTAAGTCAATATAAAGCTTCTTCATTGTTTCTGTAAATGAATCATCTGAATTAAGAGATTCTAGGTAGCCACGAAGTTCAACTTTAGCCTGCTCAATCTTTGAGCGAAGTTTGTCAAGCTTCTTTGTGTTATCCATTGAATCTTCAATTTTCATTGTAGTTGCCCATGTATTATCAAATTGATATCCAAGACCAATTACGTTTGCTGCTTTAGCATTTACTGCAGAGTGATGATATGGAGATACATCATAAAGCTGTGCTAGATAAAGAACGTTATATGGAGGCTGAACAATCTGAAAAAGTGAATATCCTGTAAGATCAAGTGGATCAAGCTTCTTAGACTTTGCATCCCCCTGCCCTGTAAATGACTTTTGCATTCTATCAACCTTACGGCGGAAGTTTGCACCTAGGCCTTCGGCTTTTCTAATTTCATCCCATGTTAGATTAAATGGGTCATCAAAATCAGATTCTGTTGTATGCTGTGTTCCCATCTTAATTGTGACTCCATTATCGTCGTCATCAAAATCATCTGCTACTGTTAAATTAGCCAAGATCCATCTCCCTCATTTCTTCAATATATTCCATCATGGCTGGAAGGTCATGTGGGTCTGGTACTAGCCCCATGTCTCCCCGCCTGCGTTGTTCTTCTAATTCTTCATCTGTTACTACTCTGTGACCTGCAAAAAATAGAGGCTTGCCATCTTCCAAGCCATAATGCTTTGCTACTTCTTTAAGCTTTTTAATCTGGCGAATGTCGCCTTTCATGGACGGGATGCTCAAATAAGCTCCCTCTTCATCCATTACAATAGTGTCGTCAGGCATAACCCAGCAATACATGCCCCAGTTTACCTCATCAATTGGTGTTACTTTCATTTTAGCCATATAGGAATAATACCACTTTCTAATGGAAAGGCGTAAAAACTGAACATTTGGATGCTATTTTTAGTTAATATGGCGATGGAAACCGATAGGCTGACCATCGTTTATATTGTTTGCTGCACCAGAGTATTCCAAAATTGAGCCCAAAGAGGTAATTGAATCCCTGGCAATTCCTGTAGCCACAGATATAAATGACAAATACCTAGCTTGTACTTGAGAAAGGCTAAGTTGTCCAGGATATATGGTTATATAGCCGTAGCTGGCATCTGAAGGGCTATAAGACCCGTTATACGAACCATTGATAAGAATGTCATGTGTTTGTGAAGCTGAATATACAACCACGACATGATACATTTCACCATTTACCAATGTTATTGGAGATGAAGATCTATCCACTCCATTTATATATAGGTAACCTGTAGGATATCCTTTATTTAATACATTGTTTGAATCTACATATAAATCTGGGTTTGTGCCACCAATATCTAACACTGCCCCGCCCACACCGTTGTATTGGAACCAAAATTCTATTGATTCAAATGATGAGCCTGAGATTGCAGATATAATTGCTGAACCTGGGGTTCCACCTGGATCTTGTGCTGAAAATCTAATTCCTAGATTGCTACTTCTTGAAAGAAGGTTGGTATTATCTGTTTTGATAATGTATGTTGAGTTTGTTGTAGGTGCAATCTTGAACAAGCCAGAATCTGATACTTCAGAAATATCTGCATAAAGTTTGATTGACAAGTTGTCTAGTCTAGGCTGGTTACTCAAAGATGTGTCTTGAGAAAACAGTGTAACTCTTACCAAAACTCTTACGCCAATTGCAGAAGAATACATTGACATAAAGTATGGAAAGTTCTTTCCATTTGTTACTTGATAAAATGTAGCACCTTCGTCATAAGATACTTCTACCTTTACATATTTGGTTGAAACTGTTGAATCCTGGGTAGAACCTGAATCCCATGCTAAATTAATATTTGCAAAGTTTGTGTAAGAAGTTGCTGTAAATGCATACTCCCATATTCCCACGCCCGCCTGCGAGGATGTAGTCTGTGTCAAAGTGATGCCTGACTTATCGGCAATAACATTTGAAAATGTTCCTAGATTATAGGCTGGGGCAGAAGAAAGTTGCTTTGACAAAATTAATTGACCAACAGTATTATCAAATTTAAAGTTAGATACATTTGTTTGCTTTGAATAATTAATCGGATCAGAATCTCTATGTGCCCAGAACATATGTGCCTGCATTTGATTTATAGAAAGTTCATAGTCATACAGTGCCAGTCCGTTTATTGTGAAATGCTGCCCAGAAGCGGCGGGACCAACACAAAATCTACTATGATCAATAGCATCATAATAAGTTAAGCTTTGATTATTTGTTGGATTGCCTGGATCTGTATAGTAGCTCAAGCTTGAAGCAAATGATATTGTTTCATCAGACTTAGCATTTACGTATATCTTAATGCTGTCATCTTTGGCAATTGCAAATACATGGAATGGTTGATCCCATGACAATATCTGCTTCTTTGTAGTAGAACTTGTGCCATTTGAAAAGTATACTTGAAAGTAAATTGAGTCTCCATTTATATAGATTCTCATTCTATTATTTGAACCTGATTTTAATGATACTAGTGGGAAATCAACAGTTGGCGGGGATTGTATTAATGCCCAAAATTCAATACCAAAGTTTTTCTTTTCATATCCCGCCTCAAACCCTTTATAAATATTAAGAATATCTACGCCAATGTTATCTGTAATTCTGCAACCATTATTTTGTGTATCATAATTGGCGTGTGTAATAAGAGTCATTACATCTTGAAAATTCGGGGAACCCAAAGTGTATGCTGCTGAATTACCACCAAATCCAGTAGATGAATTATAGTTATTTTGATATGCAGATACATCTTGTAAATACATAGAGTTAAGTTCTTGCAAATATGATTGTTCATTATCTAGGTAGTCTTGATATGTTGCATATTCAAGCAATAATGTGCCATATGTCCTGAGTGTTGAAGGACCATCAAGTAACCAAAATCCAAGTGGATTATCTCTTAATACTGCTTGTTTATATGACATATATCCTATTATATCTTAAAACAAAGATGCCAGGAAATAAGAATTTCCTGGCTCTTTAATGTTTATATTTTTATTATGCTGTTGGAGGTGTTGGCATCTCAATTGGATCCCAAGCCTTTGTCTCTTCATTCCATGCATAAGGCTTTTGATCTGAAGGGTATGCAACTGGTGCTTCCCATGTATAAGATGTCTTATTCAATGTCCATGAAGGAAATGGTTGTGGTGCATAAAATGCCTTGTCGGTTGCATCATAGCTATATCCGATACCAGCATAGTTAAAACCAATTTGCTCTTTTCCATCAGGCTTTCCATCAGCACCGTAGTGTACTCCACCACGAGTGTTGTATGAAGTTTGAACCCAAGTGCCACCAAGGCCGAGGGTGTTAGCAAGGAAGTTATGACCATCTGCTGCATTTTCATCAGCTACTACTAGTACACGAACTACCTTGTTGTTTGAATCAATTTCTGCAAAATGTGCCATTTAGATCTCCTTTGTAAATCTTATTAAAGTATAGCATAGTTTTTATAAATCACCATTTTTGAAGGGGGCAGGTTGATGCATTTAGGCGTGTTTTAATTTTCATAAAGCACCCACATTCAATACATGTCCATGTAGCTTTAAATAAGCTATCACAGCCCCTACAAATATCTTGTCGTGCCTCTATTTTGCTATCTTCAGCTATTATTAGACTTCGTTTATCTGAATCCATCTATGTTCTTCCGTAAACCACTTATATTCTTTTCCATCATTTGGCATTTCAATTGGAGGTTTCCATCTGCAGGTTTCTTCATCAAGAACCCAATCTGGATATGGCTTGTGAGTAATAAAAGCATCCCTGTCTTTATCATAAGACATTCCTATACCTGGAAAGTTTAATCTTATATTTCCATTATATGAGCATTTTACCCAGTTTTTATGACCAGTTAGTTCATAAAGAAAGTCTAATCCCTTTTGCTCTGATTCAACACCATCAACTGTTATAACCTCATTATTAACAACAACAACTTCTGTTACTATGTTATTTGAGTCAAGCTTTGCATAATGTGCCATATTTTTCTCCTAAAAGGTTATTGATCCTATGCCTGTAAATGTATATACCGTATTTGAGCCATTTGTTGTTATGGTTGGAGAGCCTGTTGTTGATGCAGCTGCTCTTGGTGCAGAAATTATAATAACCCCTGAGCCGCCAATAGTATTTGTTGCGCCTGTATTATTTCCATAAGCTCCGCCCGCTCCGCCTCCTGTATTTGCAGATCCATTAGTTGCATTGTTTGTTGTTGGATCTGCTCCAACGCCACCACCACCTAAACCGCCTGTTCCTTTGTAATATGTTCCATTGCTTCCCCAGTTTCCACGTACAGCTGCTCCGCCGCCGCCAGCATAGTATGTTGCTGTTCCAGTTATTGATGATTGAATACCATTTCCTCCAGAGCCAGTATGTCTTCCATCTGGAATTTCTCCATCTGAACCTACCCCGCCAGCTCCGCCTCCGCCGCCTCCGCCAGCGTTTGGAGATAGTGCACCTGCATCATTTCCTCCAGCATAACCTTGACCGCTTGTTCCAGCTCCTCCAGAAGCTGTTGGATAACAACCTCCTCCGCCTGAACCTCCAGAGGTTGCAGGATCTCCTGCAGTATAAGTACTTCCGTATCCTCCACCATAAGCTAAGATAGTAGTTAATCCAGTTCCAGAAATAGAAGAGTTTGAGCCATTACTTCCACTACCTCCTGCACCTACAGAAATTGTGTATGTGACACCTGAAGAAAATTGTTGTGATCCAGTTAAAAGACCACCCGCTCCATTACCACCAGATCCTGTGCAGCAACCTGTTGCTGCCTTAGATCCTCCGCCACCTGCCACAACAAGATAGCTAGCTGTAACTGGACCTGGGCTTCCAGCTGCAATCCAACCGCCAGAGCTATAGACTATTAGCTGTTGAAGGGTTGTATCAAAATACTCTTGTCCAACATATGGTGATGATGGGCGGGAACTTGTATTTCCTATTGAATATGCTGAGCTTGCTAAATCTTTTGCACGTGTCATTTAATCTCCTGTGTATATTTTATCATTCTTTTAGTTACCCGCCCACTTGTGTGCGAGTGTAGCGAATAATTATTAATCCAGAGCCGCCATTGCCGCCACCTTGACCGCCGCCACCTTGACCGCCACCGCCACCGCCGCCGCCGCCACCTGTATTACTATTTGCGGATGAACCTGCACCTGCACCACCGTTGCCGCCTACTCCAGAACCTGCTGCTCCACCATTAGCTCCTCCACCATTACCACCAGTACCCACGATAGAAGAAGTGTTATAACCTCCGCCACCACCGCCACCGCCAGCAATGTAATATGTACCAGAAACATTTTGACCTAAGCTTGTTGCTAATAGCCAAGCTGAGTAAGCTGAACTTCCAGATCCTCCGTTTGCATTTGTTGTTCCAGATCCTCCAGCGGTAGAAGCACCGCCACCGCCACCGCCAGAACCTGAGTGACCTAAAGAACCGTTACCATTTGCTCCTGAGCCGCCATTGTTTCCTTGAGGAGAAGTTCCTGTTCCCCCAGCTCCGCCAGCAGCTGATTCATATCCACCACCGCCACCGCCGCCAGAACCACCAGAAGCACCTGTCTGGTTAGCACCGCCGCCGCCACCACCACCTAAAGCAATGTTTGAGTCAAATTGAGAATTTGAACCATTTATTGTTGCTGACCAAGCACCTATGCCTGCTGCACCTGCACCTATAGTTGAAGTATGTGTTCCTGTTGATAAGCTTTGACTTGATAAATATAGCAATCCGCCAGCACCTCCACCAGCACCTGCAAGTCCACCGCCACCGCCACCGCCTGCTACAATAAGAATATCTGCAGTTAATGGTAATGTTGAAACAGTTAAATTTCCAGTAGCAGTAAATGCTCTATAATAGTATGTTGTGTCTGAATATAATGTACCACCAGTTACTGTTGCAACTGGATATGTATTTACTGGATACCAGCCAGCACTTGTATAATTTAATAACTGTTGTAATGTTGTATCAAAATATTTTTGACCTATATAAGGATTTGCGGGGCGATTAGAAGTAGTATTAATAGATCTTGCTGATTGTGCCATATCTCTAATGCGACCCATTATTTATTACCCGCCTACTGATGCTTTAGTATAGCGAACAATGACTACTCCTGAACCACCATTTCCTGCTCTCCAAACTCCGCTAACATAGACATCTGGGTTTCCTCCACCGCCACCACCTGTGTTTGTTAATGCATCTACAATTGAAGAAGTTGTTGATGTATTGTTTGAATACTCTCCCGAACCTCCTCCGCCATAGCCTCCAGAGGCACGGGTATTTGATTTAACAGATCCGCCACCGCCACCGCCAGCAAAATAAACTGTTCCAGCAACGTTTTGACCAGTTGAAGTTGCTAGTCCCCACGAAGAATATGCTGAAGTTCCATTTCCTCCTGTTCCTGCACCACTTGAAGTACCATTGTTTCCAGATGCTCCTGCTCCTCCACCACCTCCAGCATCAATACTGTTATACAAACCACCATTTCCTCCAGAATTGCCATAAACAGTATATCCGCTACCAGTTGTTTGGTTTGAAGATCCTCCTGCGGCTGTGCTTGCACTAATATTGTACATTGCTCCGCCACCACCTGACCCACCTGCTGCTCCTGCTGAGCTTACATTTTTGTTATTTTGATAAAGTCCACCACCGCCACCGCCTACCGCTTGAACTAAGGCTCCAAATGCACTATTGTTTCCATTGCTTGCTTGTCCTCCATTTTGAGCATCTCCTGCATATCCCGCTGCTCCTGCACCAACGGTTACCGAATATGATTGTGGGGTAAGTGATTGAGAATTTATATAAACAACTCCTCCTGCACCTCCGCCTCCGCCATATCTTCCGCCAGACCCGCCGCCTGCAACTTGCAAAATATCTGCAGTTAAAGATTGTCCAGAAACTACCAAATTTGAAGAAGATGTAAACAATCTATAATAATATGTTGTATCTGAAAAAAGTGTTCCGCCTGATACTACTGGTATTGCAGATATTCCAGCTGCTACCCAACCAACGGATGAATACGTAATTAATTCTTGCAATGTAGTGTCAAAATATTCTTGTCCGATATATGGAGAAGATGGGCGGGATGTTGTGGGCCCTATTGAATATCCTGTATTTGAAACATCTCTAGCTCTTGACATTTAATCTCCAATTAATATATTTTATCATTCTTTTAGTTACCCGCCTACTTGAGTACGAGTATATCTAATAATAACTAAACCACTTCCACCATTACCGCCATTTTGCCAAGCTGTTCCACCTTGTGAACCACCTGAACCACCACCGCCTCCGCCAGTGTTTGCAGTTCCAGCATAACCGCTTGCGTTTCCATTTCCGCTTGCAGCATAACGATAATTTCCAGATCCTCCGCCGCCAGAACCTCCAGCAGCGGGGGTTGTAGAGCCTGAGCCATAATAACCTCCGCCGCCACCACCTGCATAATAACCTGATGCACCAGTTGAAGTTGGTGTAGCCAAAGCTGAAATTAAAACGCCATTTCCACCAGTACCTGCCGCACTAGAGCTTCCATTACTTCCTACAGCACCTGCTCCGCCACCGCCGCCTGCGCCATAGGCTGGAGATACGCCATTACCCGCTCCTCCTGAATATCCTTGATTGCTAGTTCCGCTTCCTATTGTTTCTGTTCCGTATTGAGCAACACTTCCACCACCAGAACCACCTGTTCCGCCAGAACCATATGTGGCATCTGAAGGGTAAGCGGAATCTCCTCCACGACCACCACCTGTTGAAGATATGGAAACTGAACCACCTATAATGCTTGAATTAGAACCAATTTGAGATTTAGTTTGAGATGAACCATTACCGCCTGCTCCTCCCGCACCAACTGTTATCGCATAGATTATACCTGTTGATGCAAATAAAGTTGACTCTAAAGTACCACCACCACCTGTTGCAGTTACAGTAGAACGAAGACCTCCAGCACCGCCGCCTGCACCACCAATATTGCCTCCAGGTGTATACCATTCGCCACCGCCACCGCCACCGCCTGCAATAACTAAATAATCAAATGATAATCCAGTTCCACCAGTAACAACTAAATTTCCAGTAGTTGTAAAAGTTCTATAATAGTATGTTGTATCAGATGTTAATGTTCCGCCAGTTACAACAAGTGGCGGGAGTTGATGAACTGCTAACCATCCTGCAGTTGTATAATTAAAAAATTGTTGTAAAGTTGTGTCAAAATATTTTTGCCCAATATATGGGTTACTTGGTATAGCTGATGTAGGTCCAATTTTTCCTGATGATGTAGATCTATCTCTATTTTTTGACATTACCCGCCTACCTGACTTCTTGTATATCTAACAATAACTATTCCCGAGCCGCCTGAAGGGTTAGAACTGTTGTTTCCACCCGCACCACTTCCTGAATTTGCTGGACCAGCTGTATAACCAGGAACTCTTCCGTTTGTTGAATTACTACTATATTCTCCACCACCGCCACCTGCATAGTAATAAGAACCACTATATAAAACTCCTGTAGATGTTGCTAAAGCCCACGATGAATAGTCTGAAGTTCCTGGACCACCGTCATTACCACTAGCATCTCCACCTGCTCCGCCACCACCGCCACCACCTGGGTATCTGCTACTTCCATTGTGACCTTGACCTGATGTTCCTGAACCGCCCGATCCGCCAGACCAACCACCGCCACCGCCCGAACCACCAGAATTTCCAGTATTTCCGTAAATGGCACCGCCACCGCCACCATAACAAACTGGTGTCAATGAACCAAATTGAGAATTATTTCCATTTCCTCCAGTATTGTAGCCTGAAGTGCTAATAGTACCTCCTGCTCCAATTGTAGCTGTATAAGAACCTGTTGTTAATGCTGTTGCAGGAAAATAAAGAAGTCCTCCAGCACCACCTCCGCCAGCATATCCATAGGCTCCTGCTCCGCCACCTGCAATAACCAAAACATCTGCCGTTAGATTTCCAAGCACCGTAAGATTTCCCGTTGAAGTAAATGTTCTATAGTAGTAAGTAGCATCAGAAGTTAATGTTCCTCCAGTTATTAATACTGGAGCTGGGGCAACTGAATTACTTGCACCACTTGAAGATGATGAACCATTTCCATTTTTAGCAATTATAGTAAATGTATATGAAGTTCCTGCTGCAAATGAACCATTTATAATTATAGGGCTGCTATTTCCAGTTCCTGTAAAATTTCCAGTATTTGATGTAGCAACAAATGATGTAGCAACTGCGCCTTGTGTATTTTGACTAAAGCTTAATGATACTTGTGTTGTTGATATTACTGTAGCTGTTCCTATAGTTGGAGTGCGGGGAATTTGAGAAGAAATCTGTACCCATCCCGCCGAAGTATATTCAATTAAATCATCTAAGGTAGTATCATAGTAAATTTGACCTACAGCTGGAGATGCTGGTCTATTTGCAGTAGATCCAAATTTTACTGGTTTCTTATTTGCAATATCCCTTGCTTTTGACATTATCCACCAACTTGTGCTCTTGTGTATCTAACAATTACTTTACCTGATCCGCCTGCTCCACCGTATCCATGAGCTCCAGCTCCACCGTAGTCTCCACCGCCACCACCGCCGCCGCCGCCAGAGTTTGCTGTTCCATCGCTACCAGATCCGCCATTTCCGCCTGCTTGTCCACCACCCGTAGCTCCTCCTGCTCCGCCTCCAGTTCCATATGAGCATGAACCACCGCCACCGCCGCCGCCATAATATATGTTTCCGTTCCAAGTATTATAGGTAGTTGTTCCTTGCCCAGCTCCTCCTGAACCTGCAGCTCCATTGCCTCCATTGGAACCATTTGTTCCTCCAGTTCCTCCAGGAGTTGTACTTGGAGTTCCACCAGCCGAACCTGCTCCGCCAGAGCCTCCCGCCCCTCCACTTGCACCTACAGCTCCATAACCTGCATTTGCAGTATACGATCCTAGGCTAGATGCAGCACCATTACTTCCATTTTGACCACTACTTGAACCTCCTGCACCGCCTGCACCAACAACTACGGCTATTGAAGAACTAAGTGATACTCCACTATTTAATGATGTATATCCGCCGCCGCCGCCGCCACGAGTATCTGTCCATACACCAGCACCACCACCACCGCCTCCGCCTCCTGCAATAAATACATCTGCTGTAAGAGGAGCATTTGAAATAACTAATGTTGAACTGGCTGTAAAAGTTCTATAATAGTATGTTGCGTCAGAAGTCAAGGTTCCACCAGTTACTGTTGGTAGTGAATAAGGTATAACAGAGTTGCTTGCAGAAGATGAAGTAGAGGTTCCATTTCCATTTGTTGCTGTAACAGTAAATGTATAAGAAGATCCAGCATTAAATGATCCAGATACAACTATGGGGCTAGTAGTACCTGTAGCAGTAAATCCTCCTGTATTAGAAATTACAGTATATGTACCAGCTGCCGCTCCTTGAGTAGATGGAGTGAATGGAACTGTTGCTGCTCCACTGCCATATGTAACAATTGTTCCAATAGTTGGGGGTCTTGGAACTTCTGATCCAATTTGTATCCATCCCGCCTGAGTATACTCAAACATATCATCAATTGTTGTATCAAAATATAAATCTCCTATATTAGGAGAAGAGGGGCGGTTACTTGTAGTCCCCGCCTTTAATGATTTAGCACTTGCAATATCTCTAGCTTTGGACATTATCCACCTACCTGAGATCTTGTATAACGAACAATAACAATTCCTGAACCGCCAGCACCTGAAGCTCCTCCAACTACACTTGCTTGACCTCCGCAACCACCACCACCGCCGCCAGTATTTGCTGTACCATTTCCAGCATTATAGTTTGGATTAGAAGTTCCAGCTCCGCCAACGCCGCCTCCGCCTAAACCTCCAGCGGTCTGTGAATAGCTGCCATTATATTCATATCCTCCAGCACCACCACCAGCATAATATCCGCTGTTTGCACCTGTAGAAGTAGCTGTTGCCCAAGAAGAATATGTGTTAACTCCAGCACCGCCAACTGCAGGATAAGAGCTTGAGCCATTTGCTCCAGCTCCAGCACCAGAACCTCCACGGCGAGAACCCGCAGGTCCAGCACCTGTTCCTCCAGTGTATGTAGTAGTAGTTCCGCTTATAATGCTTTCGGAATTACCACCATTTCCTCCTGTAGAACCACCACTACCTGTTGCACCATTGCTATATGAAATTGATGTTGAACCAAAACTAGATGATGATCCAGCTGCTCCAGGCCCAGAACTTGTTGAATCTGCTGCACCGCCAGCACCAACTACTATTGCAGTTGTTCCCGTATTAAAAATTAATCCTGGTGAATAATAAAGTGCTCCACCGCCACCGCCCGAACCAATAGCACCGCTATTAGATCCACCGCCACCGCCTGAAACCATAAGTATATCTGCAGTTAATGCATTGGTAGAAATAACTAGGTTTGAACTTGATGTAAATGTACGGTAATAATAAGTTGCATCTGAAGTTAAAGTTCCTCCAGTTACTATTGGGTAAGCTGAATAAACATTGCCCCATGAAGATCCATTCCAAATAATTAAAGAACTTAGAGTTGTATCATAATATAATTGTCCAACATTTGGGGTTGCTGGGCGGGAACTTGTAGATCCTGAAGAAATAGTAACTGTAGCATTATTTAAACTTAATCCAGATACTGTAGAAGTTGTTTGCCCTAAATTAACAATTGTAGAACCCAATGTAAGTGCATTTGCAGTTGTTGAATTATTATATGAATGAATTTGAACATAATCACCTGCAGATAATGCAGCTAAACCTGAAATTGTTATACCATCTGTAGCAGTATAATCTGTACCTCTTACTAATAGGACACCATTTAGATATAATTCTTCTTGGTTAGGTTGATAATTTAATGGTGCTCCTGTTATATCATTACCAGAGAGACTTGTCTCTCCTCCCGTCGCATTATAACGCCATATAGCAGATGTAATTGAAGATTTTGGAGTTGGATACATACTTGTTGTCATTTATTAACCACCCACCGATGCTCTTGTATAACGAATAACCACTAAACCTGAACCGCCAGTTCCTGGGACAAAAGCTTGATAAGATCCTGCTGCTCCGCCGCCGCCAGTGTTTGCTGTTGCATTTACAGTAGAAGTACTTGTGCCTCCGCCACCGCCTAGGCCGCCAGATCCAATAGTATTGCCTTGAGTACCTCCGCCGCCACCGCCATAGTAATAATGTGAAGATGACAACTGACCAGTTGAAGTTGCAGCTCCAATACCATCTAATACTGCATAGCTTGTGTAACCAGTTCCACCCAATCCATTTCCACCATTTCCAGGTGTTGTTGAGTTTGGTGCTGATCCTCCAACTACAGACGCTCCGCCGCCGCCACCGCCAGCTGTTGCATTTGGTGCTCCTCCAATAAATCCATTGCCAGAAGTTCCTCCATAACCAGTGTTATAAAGTCCTCCTCCACCTGGAGTTCCAGCAGTAAAAGTTTGAACTTGTGATGCTGTTCCAGAGTATCCGTCTGCCCCTAAGTTTCCGTTTGACATTGAAGCTCCACCTGCACCTACAGTAATTGAATATGTAGAAATTGGTAGACTTTGAGCAAGAGTTAATGTTACTTGTCCTGCTCCACCACCTTCACCATAATAAACTCCCGACTTACCAATGTTTCCAGCGCCGCCACCTGAAATAACAAGCATATCTGCTGTTAATGTAGCATTAGATACCGATAAAGATCCAGTAGAGGTAAATGTACGATAATAGTATGTTGTATCCGAAGTTAAAACTCCTCCAGATACTGTAGCGAATGGAGATGCACTTGCAGTTGCCCATCCATATGCAGTATAAATAAATAGCTGCTGCAATGTTGTGTCAAAATATAATGTCCCAGCTGATGGGGATGTTGCAGTTCTTTGTGTTGTTGTTCCGCTTACAAATAATTGATTTGAAGTTAATGTTCCAGTAATAGATGCTGCTGGCATTTGAGAAACATTGTATGGAGATATTGCATATACCTGGAATATATCGCCAGCATTTAATGCTTGTGTTAATGTAACTGAAGATCCATTTGATGCTGTATAGTCAACATTTCTAATGATTAGAACGCCGTTGACGAATACTTGTTCAGTTCCCGCCGTATATGATAAAGCTTGACCAAACGAATCTGTTCCTGAAAGTGTTGTTTCTCCACCTGTGGCATTGTAACGCCATGTAAGTGTGTTGATTACGTTATTGGATGTAGGGTACTGTTCTATTGTCATGCAATCTGTACCCCTGATATGTGGAAGTTGACGTTTGTTGATCCTGCATAACCAGCAACGATTTTACCTGCTGCAATTACAGACTTAAACTGAAAATTCACCACGCTATTAGAGGGGACAGGAACTGCTGGAATTAATACAACACCGTCAACGGTGATTGTTACAGACTGCTGTGCTGAGTCTGTGCTTGAAATGACTATATCTGTTAGGACAGAAGTTGTATTGGCTGGGACGGTATAGAGAGTAGTAGAGCTAGTAGCTGCTGCTCCTCTATAAAATAATGTTGCTGTGCTTGTAGCCATCAGTAAACTCCCATAATAGCATTAATTTCTGTGTTTCCTCCACTAATTGTAACAGTTGTCTGATTATTAGCAGAATCATCAGCAATTGTAACTCCCACGAAGTTTAACTTTAATCTTTGTGTTGCCTGAACACCATTGTTTGCTATATATTGATAAGATGCTGTAGCATTTCCAGAAATACCCTGAATTCCTTGAACACCATTGGTTCCTATTGTTCCAGCACTTCCCTGAATTCCCTGTGCACCCAAGCCAAGTGAGTATGTAACAACGTTAACAACATCGCCTGAATTTACGCCAGTAGCCAGCACAACAGATGTGCCATTTGTGGCGGTATAGTCAGCAGATGCAAGTCTTACACCATTTAGGAATACATCAATGTATCCTGGTGTATATGACACTGAAAATGTAGTTTGTCCAGATGTTGGTGTTGGAAATTCTGTTACTGTTCTTGCAGGAGTTAATGTTAATGTACCTTGAGGACCTTGTATTCCTTGAACTCCCGCCCCAGTTGCTCCTTGTAAACCTTGTACACCTTGTGAACCGTTTGAGCCAACAAATCCAGCAGTTCCTTGTGAACCAGTATATCCTTGCACACCTTGAGATCCATTTGAACCTACAAAGCCTGCAGTTCCTTGTGAACCTGTAGTTCCTTGAACTGTACCACTTGTAATAAGTGTGGCGGTAAAAAATGTACCTTGCCCCAATGTATTACCACCATACTGAATAACTTGAGATGTTGTATTTGATGTATAAGCAGTAAAGTCAAGATAGTCTGTTGAACCATTCATGTATATGGCTTTATTTCCATCCAACGTATATCCGTTATTTGAATTGATTGTTAATTGGTCAACTATAAATGTATTACCATTTCTACGAGCTTGAATATTATTTTGACCAGTGATTCCAGAAGCTCCCGCTGCCCACCAAACTTGGTAATCAACTAAGTAATAACCAGCAATAGTTGGTGTAAGTCTCTTTGTTGTTGGATTCCACCAACCTTGTGGATCAAAATCAACAACAAATGGAAGCAATGTATCAGTATTTGCTGTTACTGTAAAATCAGATGCCAGCCTACCTTGTGAAATATAGCTTGTTGGAGTGAGTAATCCTCCAGTTGCCCCTTGTAATCCCTGCGTTCCTTGTGTTCCAGATAGACCTTGAATTCCAATTCCTTGAGAACCCTGTGTTCCTTGATTTCCTTGTGCACCTTGTACACCTTGAAGACCCTGCGTTCCTTGCGGACCCTGTACGCCTTGTACGCCTTGAATTCCTTGAACTGAAAGACCCTGTATTCCTTGAATTGCATATGCAACTTGTGTTGCAGTAACAATAATTCCTGGTGATTCTGGGGTATTTGGAGTAGTTCCACTTGGAATAGTTTCAATAGATACTGCAGTGTTTTCTGTTTGCCACATAAGCTGCAAATAATCATTATCTGCAACTTGCAAAACATAGTTCCATGAAGCAATACTTTGACCAGCTAAACTTCCTGATTTTGCAGGAATTGTGGCTTGTCCATTTGAATCTGCAATATCTGTACCATTTTTGCGAAGCCAGATATTAACATTATGAATTGCAGATGCAGTGTTTACTAATTGCATAGAGAATTGAACATTATATACGCCCGCATGAGCAAATGTAATCTGATTTCCATTAACAATGCTTACACCTAGGGAATTTGAGTCTGTGCTATTAATTCCTACTGTATATGCAGTTGTTGTGCTTGAAGCTGTTTGATTTGTATTATCCCAGAATGAACCCCAGTATGCTCTTGTTCCACCCGCTCCTTGTGCACCAGTTATTCCCTGTGCTCCAAGTCCAGATGTTTGAGCAAATTGAATATTATCTGTACCAATAATAATTGTGCCGTCAGGATTTGATCCATTTCCAACCTGAATCCATACTGTCTTTGAGTATGATGTTCCATCAGTTACAAATACATAGTCTCCTTCTTCAACTTGTCCCGCCACATTATTGTTATAGTCTGTTGCACGAGTTAATTTCCATTTAGCTGAAGCACCACCTGTTGCTGATACAACATAAATACCATTTTGAGATTGATTGGTTTGTCCTGTAACAAGAATACGATCACCAATTGCAATATATGGCGAAGTATATCCATCAACAGATAAAGTTCCATTTGTTGTAGCTTGAAGATATGCACCTACACCAGTTCCATTTTCTGCATCTGCAGATCCCGCTGTATATGCTGGAGAATTTGGAAGAAGTCCTACTGAAACTGCTTCTACTGATTGGTGAGCATTTTGTGTATTAATTGGTCCGACAAGACCTTGAATTCCCTGGGTTCCCTGGGTTCCTTGTGTGCCCTGCACACCCTGCATTCCCTGTAGTCCTTGTACTCCCTGCAGACCCTGTGTTCCTTGTGGGCCTTGCACACCTTGCAAACCTTGTGTACCTTGGGGACCTTGTACTCCCTGCAGACCCTGTGTTCCTTGAGGCCCTTGCAAGCCTTGT